GCAAGACCGAGGCCTCGTTCGCGAAGGTGTCCACGCCGGAGGCGGCGACCGACCAGGACAAGTTGAAGAAGGAACTGGGCGTTAAGTTCAGTGCGGCGCAGAAGGCTGCCCTGCGCGACTACGTCGAAGGGTCGTACGCGATCAACGGTTGGCTGCGCGACGAGTACAAGCCGGACCAGTCGTCTATCGACCACGCCATTCTCATCCAGTCGATGATGCTGCCGATACCGAAGGACCAGCTGCTTCTTCGCGGTACGGGATGGACGCAGTTCCCGCCGGAGTACCGGTCGTTCGAAGGACTCAGCAAGCTGGTCGGCGAGACCGTCCAGGAGCCGGCGTTCCTGTCCACGTCGGTTTCGGGTTCGGCCAGCGGATTCGGTGGCGATGTGAAGATGCACATCGAAGCGCCCAAGGGCACGATGGGCGTTTTCACGAAGGACGCACAGTTCCCGAACGGCGTTGTCCCGTCATTCCTGGGCGACGAGGCCGAGATGCTCCTGGCGGCCAACACGCAGCTGCACATCCAGAAGGTATGGAAAGAAGGTGGGACGGTGCACGTCCTGATGCGGGTGGTCTCGCAGTGAGTCAGCCGAACCAGCCCAACCAGCCGGGCCACCCGATCAGCGGAGACGACGTGATGCTCCGGGTGGTGCCCAAGCCGGCGAAGTCGACCGGACCCGGCTACACCCCGGACGAGATCGACGAGCTGCTGGCCAGCCCGGTTCCGGCCGTGGGACGATCTGACGCAGAAGAAGAGGTGGGGAACGGTGCCTGAGACCGAAGACTGCGGCTGCGACGAGTTCGCCGCCCTCGCTGACGTCGCCGACGACGGCAGTGTTGACCTGCACCCGGACCCGCGCGGCACCACGGTCCGGAAGTGGTCCGGGCTGATCGCGCCGTACGGCGTGCCGACCGGCGACGGCCGGCGCTTCGCCGCGCAGGCGCTCACCTCCCGCGAGCTGCCGGCGCCGGTGAAGTGGCAGCGCACCGACGCGCAGGGGCACACCTCCAGCGTCGTCGTGGGCCGCATCGACCACGTCCACTTCGCCGACGACGGTGTCCACGCTGAGGGCATCTTCTTCACCCCGGATCCGGAGCGGCTGCCGCGCCTGGCCGAGGACGCGAACGAGGCCTACACCCTCACGAAGGAGAAGGTGATCGGCCCGTCCGTCGACCTGGACGCGATGGAGTTCCACCCGCTCGAAGAGGACGGCGCCGACTTCGCCGCCGACGGCCGGCGCCCGGAGATCGAGGTCACGGCGGGCCGCATCAGCGCCATCACGCTCGTACCCATCCCGGCATTCGCCGAGGCGCGCCCGTTCTCCCTGGAGGACGTCGACGCCGACGAGTACGCGTCGAAGGACGTGTCGTTGACGGCGGCCGGCGTGCGCGAGGGCATGGAGGCGCTGCCAGTGCTGGCGGACGGCTCGGACTGGGACCTGATGTCGTGGTTGCTCGACGAGCAGACGGACGGCGCCCTGTACGCGTCCGGCGACGTGGTGCTGTTCCCCGTGGCCCAGGCCGGCGAGGATGGCATGTACCGGCTGCACCCGGGCGCGGTCGCCGACGCGATCTCCGTCCTGGCTTTCCAGTCCGACGCGGTCGACCTTCCGGAGGGCACGAAGGACGCCCTCAGGGCTTCGCTGGAGACCCTGGCGGCCGAGTGCGACCTGCCGAACCCGCCGTGGGCACAGGACGCCCTGGTGGCCTCTGCGGGGCTCGCGCGGACCGTTCTGCCGGCGGCGGCATTCGCCGACCCGAAGCTGACCGGGCCCACCCCACTGCGGTTCGACCAGCTGGCCGACGGGTCGACGCGGGTATCGGGTCACGTCGCGACGTGGCGCACCTGCCACATCGGTTACCAGGATCGGTGCGTTACCGCGCCGAAGTCGCGCAGCGGGTACGCCTACTTCCACGTCGGCGAGGTGCTGACGGACCAGGGTGCGCTGTCCACTGGGAAGATCACCATGGGCGGCGGGCACGCCGACACCCGGTCCGGGTTCCAGGCGGCGGCCGACCACTACGACCGTACGAGCGCGGCCGTGGCCGACGTGCGGGCCGGCGAGGACAAGTTCGGCATCTGGGTGTCCGGCGTCGTGCGTCCCGGCGTCTCGGCCACCCAGCTGGCCGAGTTCGCGGCGTCCCCGCTGTCCGGTGACTGGCGACGCGTCGGCGGCGCGATGGAGATGGTGGCCGCCCTCGCGGTCAACGTGCCCGGCTTCCCCGTCCCCCGGGTGGCGACCGACCGGCGCGGCGACCTCGCGCTAGTCGCGGCCGGCGTCGTGACCGAGTTCGGTTCGGCCAAGTTCGACAAGCTGGCGACCAAGGTGGGCAGCCCGGCCCTGGCCGGCTGGATCACCAACCACGAGCCGGCAGTGAAGGCCCGCGCCGAGGCAACCCGCGCCAAGCACGCCGCCAAGCGGGCGGCCCGGATGCGCGGCAAGGACAACGACGGCGACCATGACTACTCTGTGGACGAGGTGGCCGACGCGGTCTACGCGCGCATGCTGGCGGGCCGGGCCGAGGAGCTGGAGCGGGCCGAGGCCGTCGAGCTGTTCGCCAGCCTGACGAGCGACCTTGCCACACTCGACCAGCTGGAGCTTTCCAGCGCGGCGGCCGTGTTCGAGGAGTAAGGGGAGGGCAATCCATGGCGTGTTCATGCCAGGGCTCTAGCGGGTCCTACCAGGTAGTTCAGGGCGACGGGACGGTTCCCGGCCAGGTGAACGGACAGCCGAACAGCTTCGCCACCGCGCAGGACGCGCAGGCGGCGCTGACGGCGGCCGGCACTGGCGGCTGGGTGCGGCGGCGGCCCGGCGCGTAGCCAGGACAGCACGAAGGCCCCCAGCGGATCGCTGGGGGCCTTCGTCTTGGCTGTTCAGGCCATGGCGCTGATGCCGGCCGAGCGGAGCAGGTGCGTCACCTCGCCCCAGTTGCCGGCGCGGGCCGCCTCCAGGATCGGCATGTACAGCGGCGACGTGTCGAGCGCGGTGCGCTGCTTGTGGGTCAGGTCGAAGCGCTTGCTCACTTCGGCGTAGGCGTCGGACATCCATTGCTCGCGCATTCTGGTCTCCCTGTGGTGGTTGTGTACAGTAAGCATACACCCCACTTGTCGGTAACCGCAAGTCCTACTTGAAGGGGCGCCGGAGGGCGCGCGCCAGCAGGGCGGCGGCGATCAGGCCGGCGATGACCAGGACGATCAGCAGGCCCATTCGCGCCGCCAGCGAGAACACTCACGGGCACGGGCGCGACGGCGCATGGCCCGCCCATCACGGAGCCCGTAGTTCTTCCAATTGCCGGCGTGCCAGGTCTGCACGCAGAGCATCTTCACGACGGGATGCCCGCCTTACCGTGCTCGGTGGGCCACTCGCCGGTAGCGATCTTGTGGTAGTCGGCGCACAGGCCGCCGGGGCTCTTGTGGACGTACTTGCCCAGCTCGGCGATGCACCGTCGCATCGCGCCCTTCGTACCCCAGACGATCTTCGCGGCGCCCTGGCCGTGCGTCCAGTAAGCGGCCAGCCGGGCGGCTGACGGCTTCGCCAGGCCCACCCCATGCAGGTCTACACCCCACGTGCCGACAGTGTTCAGCCCATCCTCACGCCGCATCCGGTCGGCGATCTCGTCCCAAGCCGCCCACACCCGCCGGGCCCCGTCCAGGTCGACGCCGAAGAAGTCCAGCGCGTACTCGTTCAGCGTCTCCAGCACTAGCCAAGCGTAAGGCCCGGCCCCCGTCATGGAAACCGGGCCCTTGCTATGTTCGAGCTAGTCAGTCCAGGTCGAGGGCGAACATCTCCCGCATGCGTGCGGCCAGGGACTCGCGGGTTACGCCATCCGGCCCGGCCACCAGCTTCCCGTCGAGGATCAGCTGGCCGACTCGCGTCCTAGTGACGCCAAGCGCGCGGGCCGCGCACAACCGGCTGACCATCTCCGGGACCGCGTCGCTACCGAAGTAGGCCATGACCTGCCCGACGGGCGTACCCCAGAAGGTCGGATCGGCCAACCAGGCGTCATCGACGAGGCCCTGGCGGGTGATCCTCGCCGCGTCCGACGGGCTCAGGTGAGACTCGCCGGTGCCGAAGAGCGACGAGGCGAGGGCCAGCGGCCTCCACATCAGGCTGTCGGGGTCGAACGACGGGGCGAGCGCCTGGAGCGCCTGGACGCGCACCCGAAGCTCCTGCATCAGATTCGCCAGTTGCACGCGTACGTCGTCGAGGCCGATCGTGTTCTCCATTGCGTTCCTCCAGGTAGACGAACGGCGCCCCGGGCTGTGACCCGAGGCGCCGCGATGTCGGTCAGACGTACAGGTCGGTGATGAACCGGGCCGCGCGGGGGGCGACGTACCCGAAGACGGACTGGCCGTCGATGTGGGTCGAGCCGTCGTGGGTGTAGCGGGCGGCAAGGCCGTTCGTGGTGATACCGACCGTCTCGCCCGGCTTCACGATGAACAGCGCGTGGGTGGTGACGGCGCCGAACTTCGGGTGGGTCTTGGTGTCCAGGACGGCAGCGTTGTCGGCGATGACGTCGAAGACGCGCTTGCCGTTGACGAAGAACGCGTACCGGCTGATGCTGCCCTCGTCGCCCGCGTAGGACAGGCCGTCGTGCTTGGCGACCATCGGCTTCGCCGGGGCCGGCTGGAGCGCCTTGTTCATCTCTTCGGCCAGCTCGCCGAGGCCGGCGGCCTGCATGATCTCGTCGAAGTCGCTCATCTTGATCTCCCTCTGGTTTGTGGTGTTCCTTGCTGTCTAGGTAAAGCATACAGGCCCTTGCCGTGTAGCGCAAGGGCCTGTAACCAGGTAATACGTCAGAACTTCCGTGACCAACTGGTTGACCCGATGGTGCGCCCAGAGTCTCCAACTACCCGCAAGTCGCCGGTGAAGTAGGCGAACGAGTCATCCCGCCAAGACCCGGTCGGCTCGACCGTGACCAGGTCCAGGCCGCCGGTCTCGCTGCGCACCCACAGCGACACCTCGTCCAGCGTGAAGGTGGACAGCACCTCGGGCAGCTCATCGGCCGCCAGCACCTCCGGTTCGTTCGGCCCGACCATCACGACAAACTTTGTGTGCCCAGAAACTTTCCACCGGCGCACCTCGGCTTTGACGGTGGTGTACGCATCCTCCAGGACGCGGATCTCCTGGCCGAGCTTGACGATACGTTCGGCCCGCTCTTCTACGGGCGGGCGCATGCCGCCGCTCGTAGGGTTGGTCAGGTTGCGCAGCAGGCGTGCCCAATCCTCGTTGTGCTCGTTGATGCGCCCGCGAAGCGTCTTCAGGATCTTGTCGTGCAGTGCCATCGGTCAGTCCTCCCAGGTGGTCTTACGGTCGGCGATCAGAACGGCCAGGTTGTCCGGACAGATCGAGGTGCGCAGCACCAGGCCGCCCTCGCGGGTGACCAGTTCGAACGGTTCGCAGCGGTTCGTCAGTCGCCAGGTCAGGTAGCCCATGAGCGCGCGGTTGTCCGGCGTGTCTCGGACGTCGAGGCGGTTCACCAGCTGCGGCCCTTGATGCGCAGGGCGACCACGATCACGGCGGTCCAGGCGGCGATCGAGGCGAGCGCGAGGCCGCCGCAGACCAGCGGGTGCGCCCAGATCCATCCGGGCGTCTGCTCGAACACGTCGATGAGTTTGTGCATCTCGTCTCCCTGTATGTGGTGTGTGCCATAAGCATACACCCCCCTTGCCATGAACACAAAGGGGGTGGTGACGGATGCGGGCCGCCTCCGGAGGAGGACGGCCCGCGCGCCACCCGCCTGGATGCGCCATCCGACCGGCCAGGGAGGAGCCGGGGTATCGGCGCCGAGCGTCGCTGCCTGCTACTGTATCCGTTGACCACTGGCAGGTGCTGGCGTGAGGGCCGACCGGGTGTGTGGTAACGGGTAGAGCGTGAGTTCCCCGGGCCACGTCCGACCCTGGAGTCCGCAGATGTTCGAACTGAAGGTCCCCACAGACTTCAGTGTGGTCACGGACGAAGACCTGACCGCGCTGGAAACCCAGGCCCGCGAGGCCGCCGCGCCGCTGGTGAAGCGCCACAACTCCACCGACGCCGACAAGGTCGAATTGACCACCGAGGAGCGCGACACCCTGCGCGGTCTTGCCGACGTCGTCAGCAAGGTCAAGGGTGAGCGGACCCGTCGGGTCGCCGCCCACGCCGCGTCCGTCGCGGATGCCAAGACGGCCGCCGAGGCGGCCAGCGTCTTCGCCGTCGCCGACGCCCCCGCCGCGCCCGCCGTCGAACCGGCGCCGCGTGCTGCCGACATCGCGCCGAGCGCCCCGCCGACCGCAGTCGGCCCGGCCACCGAGGGCACCCAGGGCGTCGACCTGGCCGCGAAGCTGGTCGCTCCGCCGAACCTGACCAGCTTCGGTGCCGGTCACGTGTTCTCCGACCTGGACCAGGTGGCCGTCGCGGCCGAGGCGGCGTTCTCACTGTTCCCGCGCAACCCGGCGCCCGGCCAGTTCATCCGCACCCCGGTGATGCAGCTCCAGCGCAACAAGCCGGCTGAACTGACCGTCTCCGAGTCGGCGTCGGCCAACGACATCCTGCGCATCCTGGACTACGCGGGCTCCGAGTCGCGCCTGGAGTCCGGCTCGCTCGTCGCGGCGGCCGGCTGGTGCGCGCCCTCGCAGATCGACTACGCGCTGTTCGAGCTGGAGACGTCCGACGGCATGCTGGATCTCCCGGAGATCCAGATCAACCGTGGCGGCTTGCAGTTCACGACCGGTCCGGACTTCTCGACGATCTTCGCGGGTGCGGGCTACTGGCACCAGACGGAGGCCCAGGTCCAGGCGGCCACGTCGAAGCCGACCATGGTCATCTCCTGCCCGTCCTTCACTGAGAAGCGGCTGGAGGTCGAGGGCGTCGCCATCACCGGCGCGTTCCTCCAGGACCGTGGCTACCCGGAGATGGTCGCGCGGTTCATCCGGGGCGCCCTGATCGCGCACGCCCGGAAGATGAACATCTTCAAGATCAACCAGATCATCTCGGGCTCGACGCTGTTCGACTACACCAACCCGGCGAACGTCCCGAACACGGACCCGCTCTTCAAGGACCAGACGGTCATCTCCCAGATGCTCGCCGTCCTGGGCACCCAGGTCATGGACTACCGGTACAAGTACCGGATGGCCGCCAACGCAACCCTGGAGTGCATCCTTCCGATCTGGCTTATCGAGGTCTGCCGGCAGGACATCCAGCGGCGCTTCGGCCTCGACTCGGACGACGCGTTCAACCTCACCCAGGACGCCCTCAACTCCTGGCTGGCCGTGCGCGGCGTCCGCGTCCAGTGGATCTACGACTGGCAGGACGCGTACAACGCGACCAACACCAGCATCGTCGGCCAGAGCGCGGGCATCTACGTCTTCCCGCAGGTCGTCGAGGCCGTGCTGTACGCGGCCGGCACCTGGGTGGCCGGCGTGTCGCCCGTCGTGCGGCTCGACACCGTGTACGACTCGACGAATTTGGCTTTGAACCAGTACGCGGCCCTCTTCTCCGAGGAGGGAATCCTGCTGGCGAAGCGCGGCTTCGAGTCGCGGCGCGTGAAGTTCCGCATCGTTCCGTCGGGTGCGGTCGGCGCGACCCGGGACATGACGAACGGCTGATTGAGCTGAGCCCGGCGCCCGCGCGGCGCCGGGCTCGCCCGGTCCCGTACGTCACGAAAGGAGAGCCATGTCCGCAGAGGCAGAACGTACCGACGTCCTGTACACCGTCGTCGAGGCCCCCTCGACCACGGCCGGCGACACCTCGACCGTCACCGTTGGCAACATGCCGCGCGACGGCCACGTCGTGTCCCTCCAGCTGGTCCCGCGAGCGGCCGTCACCGCGAACGCGACAAACTTCGCCACCGTCACGCTCCAGAACAAGGGCACCCAGGGCTCCGGCTCCACCGCGATGGCGTCACGTACCTGGTCGGCAACCAACTCGGTGGCCGGCACCAAGGAGTCGGGCACCCTCAACGGCACCCCGGCCAACCTGGAGTTCAAGGCCGGCGACCAGCTGATCTACGTCCACACCACGGCCGGCACTGGCCTGGCGCTCCCGGCGACCGCCGTGATCGTCGGCTGGCAGCCGCGCTTCTAAGGGGCAACCGTGGCGATCCCCGCCTTCATACTCGAACCGCCGACCCCCCCGGCCCGGCGGGGCGGGCTGCTGGAGGCGTGCACCGGTCCGATGCCGATGCCGGCGCACGCCCAGACGTCCGGGGCCACCTGGTGGTCCACGGCGTGCGGGTCGGCCCACCTGTACCCGCCCGCCTGTCAGTCCCCGCCGTACCCGGCGTTCACCTACGACGCCGAGGACGGCCTGGTTCAGGCGTTCCCGTTCGTCGTGTACGGCTCGGAGAAGTGCACACCGGTCGCGAACGACATCTCGCGTGCCCAGGACGTCGTGCGACAGCGCTTCGAGCTGGGCAAGGGCCGCGCCATCGAGAAGGCTCTGTGGGGTGGCGGCGAGGGTGTGACCGGCATCTTCGAGCAGCTGGTGGCGCTCGGTGGCTCCGCCAACCCGCAGGTGACGGCGCTGGCCGCGACCGCCAACGTGGTTGACGCCATCTCGCTGCTGGAGCAGCAGGCGGCGGCGTCCGGGTACAACGGGCCGCTGCTGATCCACGCGCGTCCGGCCATCGCCCCGTACATGGCGAAGTACTCCCAGTTCCGGACCCGCCAGGCCAGCGACGGGTCGCTGGTCTACACCTGGAACGGCTCGTGCGTCGTCTTCGGCGACGGTTACTCGGGCAACTCGACGACCGGCACCGCGCCGACCACGACCGAGGGCATCTACATCACGGGCCGGATCCTGCTTTGGGAAGAGGACGACGACCTGTTCATTCCCGGTGACGTGGTCCTGGACCGGACCCTGAACCAGCGGTCCATCTACGGGGCGCACGCGTTCGCGCTGGGCGTCGAATGTCTGGCGGCGGCCACGGTCGTCACTCGGGCCGGATAAAGGAGAAGAGCATGGCTGAATACGTACTCGGGCCGACCGATGACCAGGAGACCGTTGCGCGGGCGCTGCTCGACGCGGCCGGCGACCCGGACCTGGTGATGTGGTCGCCCCGGCCGAACATGCACCCGCACGGTGGTGTGTACGTGATCAACGACGAGCACGCGGACCGGATCATCGCGGCCATGTACTCGTCCAGCGCCACCGTCGAAACCGTCCCGGGAGTCCCGGCCGGCGAAGACGACGTCGAGACCGACGAGGAGGAGGCCGAAGACGACGCGGACGACGCGATCGTTGACGACCCGAACACCCCGGAGGACGAGCACCAGCAGGGTCAGGACCGCGTGGCGGCCCGTAAGGCCGCGCGGGCGGCGGCGCGGGCTGCGGCTGAGCAGAAGAGCGAGTAACCATCATGGCTTCGACCTGCATGAAGCCCTTCCAGGGCACGGTCATGCGCGTGACCAAGCTCGACGCGTGCGGCGCCCCGGTCCACGGGTCGAAGTCGTTCGTGGTCACCGACGGGTTCGTCTCGGTGGAGTTGAAGGCCCAGATCGAGGCGGCGACCGAGTACAAGGTCAAGGGCGCCAATGACCGGTTCATCATCAACACGACCGGCCGTCCCCAGCTTCAGTGGTACGACGTGACGCTGAACTTCGCGTCCGTCGACCCCGAGGCGTACTCGATCATGACGGGTATGCCGATCGTGCTCGACGACGCGGCCACCCCGAACAGTGTCGGCTTCCGGGTCGACGACAGCCTGTTCCAGGACTTCGCCCTGGAGGTGTGGACCCAGTTGGACGGCCAGGCGTGCGTCGGTGGCAACGTCGCCTACGGGTATCTGCTCCTGCCGTGGGTGACGAACGCCGTCCTCGGCGACTTCACCGTCCAGAACCAGCTGATCGACTTCCCGATCAGCTCGGCTCGGACCAAGAAGGGCGGCGCCTGGGGCACCGGTCCCTTCAACGTCAACAAGGGCATGGTCGACGGCCTCGGCCACCCGCTGCTGACGTCTATCGGCGCCAACCAGCACCTGGACTTGCACGTGACCTACCTGGCCCCGCCGGCTGCCCAGTGCGGCGCCCAGAATCTCCCGTAAGGACGGACGAACATGCCCTACGACAGCCAAGCGATGTCTGTCCAGATCGCGGGCGTCCTCAACAGCCAGCTCGACTTCCAGCTGGCCACCGCCGCGCTCAGCCGGGCCTACTCGCTCGGCTGGTCGTCCGGCGTCGGCGCCAACCAGGCCGACAAGGTGTTCGCCGACCAGCGGACCATCGCCGCGTCGGGCAACGACGACCTGGACCTGAACGGTGTCCTGGCCGACGCGCTCGGCGTGACGATCAACCTTCTGCGGGTGAAGGCGCTGCTGGTGGTCGCGTCGGCGGCCAACACCAACAACGTGGTCATGGGCGGCGGCTCCAACCCGGTCACCACGATCATGGGCGGCACCACCCCCACCCTGAACATCCGGCCGGGCGGCCTGATGTTCCTCCTCGCTCCGGACGCGGTCGCGTACGGTGTCACGGCCGCCACCGCCGACATTCTGCGCTTCAGCAACAGCGGCGCCGGCACGTCGGTCACGTACGACCTCGTGATCGTGGGCGCGAGCGCCTAAGCCAGGCGAACAACGGGATCGACCGGCGTCCCGCCCGCAGGGGGGTGGGACGCCGGTTCCACGAGAGGGGGTAGGACATGGAACAGCCCGGCACCGGGTGGGCGCCGAACACGGAGCTGTGCAGCCGCTGGGGCAACTATTCCGGCCCCGTACAGACTCGTGCTCTCGCCATCGCCACGAAGGTCATCTGGGCGGCCACGGGCCGGCGCTACGGCCTGGAGTCGGTCACGGTCCGCCCGTCACGGCCCGTCCAGTCCCCGCTGTACCGCACGTACCCGGTCGGATTCGCCGGCTACGGCTTCTGGACGCTCTACGGCATCAACGGCGGTGACGCGTTCCAGATCGTCGACACCTGCGGCTGCGGGGCGTCCTCTGTGACCGGCATCAGCTCCTGCTCGTGCGGCGCGATGGACATCGCCATCCCCGACAACGTCTCCGCGATCACCTCTGTGACCGTGGACGGCGTGCTCGTGCCCAGCGGTTCGTACGTCCTGGCCGGCGGCTACCTGACTCGTATCGACGGGTCCGCGTGGCCGTACGTGCAGAATTTCGCCATCCCGGCGGGCCAGCCCGGAACGTGGTCGATCACCTACCAGCAGGGGTCGGCGGTCCCCGACGACATCCAGGACGCGGCCGGGCTCTACGCCTGCCAGATCGGCGCGGGGCTCAGCGGCGGCACGTGCGCCCTGCCGAACCGGGTCCAGTCCATCACCCGCCAGGGCCTCCAGATTGACCTGATCGACCCGGGCAAGTACCTGGAGGAGAACCGCACCGGGTACGACCTGGTCGATCAGATCCTGGCGGCCGACAACCCGTACGGACTGCGCCAGCGCACCCGGTTCCTGTCGCCCGACATGCCAAAATTTCGGAGGTAGGTAGTGTTTTCGATCGACTCAGCGCGCGGTACCACCCTGTGGCGGGTGGACCGGTGGGACGCCGAAGCCACCGAGCGACTCGCTCGCCTGCTCGGCCGTCAGCCGCTTGGGGCCGACTTCGCCGAACGGGGCGTGCGCCCGTACCTGACCACCGTGGTCGACGGCAACCTCATCACGACCAACGGCTGGACGCGGTTGTCCAACCTGCTCACCAATCAGGGTGCGACGCAGGCCCTCGACGCGACCCACACCCGTATCGGGGTCGGTAACTCGAACACCGCCGAGACCTACGCGGACACCGATCTCGGGGCCGCCGCCGGATCCGCCAACCGTTGGTTCCAGCTTGTCTCCGGGGCCGGCTCACTCGGCACCCGGACGCTGGCGTTCAGCGCGACGTTCGGCACCGCCGACGGCAACTTCACCTGGAACGAGTTCGGTATTGACGTCGGCAACACCGCCTCCGGCAACACGGTCGCGGCGTTGCTGTGGAACCACAAGGCCGGCATCGCCCAGGGCACGAAGGCCTCGGGGCAGACCTGGACCGCCACCGCCACCGTTACGTTCAGCTGATCGGGGTATGCGATGAGCCGCCAGTACTGGGTTGCACCCCTTTCCCCGCTCCAGACCGCTGATGGAACGGCATACAACACGTCCGTAACCCTGACGGATGTCTCGCCCACCCCGAACATCGTCCTGCCGGCGAACCTGCTGGAGGTCGGCTCGACGCTTCGCTTCGAGGCGATCTTGCGCTACTCCACGACGGGCACGCCGACGCTCCTCCTCGGGGTCTACTACGGCGGCGTGGCCGGCGTGGCAATCGCCGCCACCGCCGCCCTGACAACCCCGTCGGGCGTAACCAACAACACGGCCTACGTCCGGGGTAGCGCGCGAGTCCGATCGGTCGGCGCCACCGGGACGATCCTCGGCGCGATCAGCGTCGAAGGCGTTTCGGGTGCCACGGCGCTCAACCTGGGCCCGGCGACCGCCCCGGCCACGGCCACGATCGACACGACCACGGCCAAGTCCGTCACCCTCGGCGCGCAGTGGGGTACCAGCAGCGCATCGAACACGTTGACCGTGCACCACTTCTCCGTTGAGCTGCTGGGCTGAGATGGGCTTCGGCGTCAACGTCAGCCCGTACCTTGACCAGGATCTTGACGGTCAGGGCAACGTGAACATCTCCATCACTATCCCGTACGACGACGGCGTGACGGGTGGCAACACGCGCGCGATCACCGGCAACGCCACGATCTTCCGATCCGCCACGAGCACGCGGACCAAGGCGGTCATTGGCGATCCGACCAACCCCGACCACGTGATCTCGATCCCGGCCGGCACCCACACGGTCACCGTTGCGACAATGGCTGGGCTCGGCATCACCAACCTGGACCAGATCACAGGCACGCAGATCACGTTCGCCTGAGTGAGCCGAGGAGGCGGACGTGACCCTGACTGTCGACGCCAGCAGTCCGGCGGCTGCGCGGGGCGCCGGTCCGAACACCGCCACGACCGGCGTCACACCCCCAGGTAACGCGCTGTATGTGGCGTTCTGTCAGGGTGACGCCAACAACGGGTCGCTCGACGAAGACCAGACGGTCGTCGACAGCAACGGCATCACCTGGACCAAGAGGGTGCTGCACAATGGCAACGGTGGTGCCTGCGCCACCGTTCACTACTTGCGCAACACTGGCGCGTCGCCCGGCGCCAACTACATCGCGACCCTGACGGACAACAAGGGCAGTGTAGCTAAGAGCATCTTCTTCCAGGTCATCACCGACCCGGCCACCGGGATCGCCCCGGACATCGGCGCGGTCGCCGTGTCCGGCTCGGCCAGCGTCTCGCTCATCACGACGATCGCCAACAGCTGGGTGTGGTCCTGCGGGCTCGCCGCGAACGCCACCCTCACCGCCGGCACCGGTTGCACACTGCGGGACGACTTTGGCGGCTTCGATTCCGGTGATGCTGTATTCACTCAGTCTCAGACCTCCGTCACCCCGACCGCCGGTACAAGCGTCACCAACACGATCAACGGCACGGCGACGGTCCCGCACAACATCGCAATAGAGATCATCCCGGGATCCGCAGGCGATAGCGCCGGGCCCTGGACCGGGCCCACCCCTGGTCGCATCGGTCCGACCGGCCAGTGGGCGCCACAACTGTTCTCGGCGGACAGCGGCGTCACGTTGGTGGCGCTTGCCGACGCGGGGAGCAGCGTCGAGGCGTTGGCCGTCTCGGCCGCCGTCTCGCTGGCGGACGCGGGCGCCTCCGCCGAGGCTCTGGCCGTGTCGGCCGCCGCAGGGCTGGCCGACGCCGGCTCGTCTGCCGAATCGGTGACGGTTGCTGCGACGGTTCCGGTCGCCGACTCGGCGGCCGGCGCCGACACCCTGTCCGCGTCGGCCACTGTCCCGCTGGCGGATGCTGGCGCGGCGGCCCAGGTCCTGACCGTCGCCGCCACCTCGCCGCTCGCCGACGCCGGCTCTGCGGCCGACGCGATGGTTGCGGGGATCACGATCGCGCCGTCAGACACCGGCTCGGCGGCCGACGCCCTCGGCGTGGCCGCGACCGTCCCGCTGGCCGAAGCGGGGTCGGCCGCCGAGGGCCTCGCCGCCGCCGCGACGGCCGCCCTCGCCGACACGGGCGGCGGCGCTGATGCGCTTACCGTTGTCGTGGTCAAGACGCTTGCCGACGCGGGCGCCGCCCAGGATGCACTCAGTGCGTCCTCGACTACCCCTCCGGTGGTGAATGACAACATGGTGATGCCGGTGATGCTCGGCGCGCTGGCGTGCCTCCAGCTGAAGGCGCCGCTTACCACGAACCCGCCGCAGGTTTTCCGGCTGGCGTCCGGGAACGCGTTCGTGGCGTCGGCGGACTTCGCGGCGGACGAGTGCTGCGCGGGCGTGGCCTGGGTCCGGTTCGTGACGATGTACCCGACGAACAACTTTCCCATTCAGCTGGTTGACGTGACGTCCGGGCCCGAGACCGGTTTTGCCGTCCAGCTGGAGCTTGGCATCCAGCGATGCCTGCCGACCCAGGGCGACGACGGCATGTACGGCTCGATGGTCACGCCGACCCAGTGGACCGGCATCGTCCAGCAGGAGATGAACGACTTCATGACCCTGCGCAAGTCGGCCTGCTGCCTGCGCGACGGCTACGTCTCGCCCGTCACCGGCTTCCCGTTGGGCCCGCGCGGGCTACTCCTGGGCACCGAGCAGCCGCTTGAGAACTCCGGCCCGTGTGGCGGCGTGAGCCTGCTCGTGTCGGTGTTCGTGCCCTCGTGCGACTGCTGAGCCGTAGGCTGGCCAGTATGCAGGGACGCTACCGGGTAGAGGGAAACGTCGAGCCGCACCGGGCCGGCGACGAGGTGATCCTGGACGACATGGTCCACGGGGGCCTGATCGGCTCCGGTTGGTTCACCCTGCTGGAGGTGATGAACAGTGGCGAAGGTCAAAGTCCGGATCGAACTGGACCGGACGTGGGTGCTGGCGGTCGGCGTGAGTCTCGTCGCCCCGCACGTCGCCGAAACAACCCGGGCGGTGCTCAACCGGGCGCGGGTCACGACACCGAAGGACACGGGCAACCTGGCCAACTCCCTAACGATGACGATCCGGGCGCGGCGGACGTCGGTGTCGGGGATCGTCCAGACGCGGGTTAAGTACGCCACGTTCGTACACAATGGCACGAAGCCGCACATCATCCGGGCCCGGCGGGCTGGCGCGCTGAGGTTCTTCTGGCCCAAGGTAGGGCTGGTCACGGTCGTCCCGAAGCTGAAAGGTGGCCTGACCGGGGTCGTCAGGACCAAACACGGCTCGTACTTCCGGATCGGCAAGGGGTTCGTCAACCACCCCGGTACGAAGGCCCGGCCGTGGCTGTACGAGGCCCTACGGCACGTTGCGGAGAAGGACGGGTACACCGTGACCCGGCTGGGCCTGGGTGCGCCGGAGGAGCTGTAGCATCGGCGCCATGGTCGAAACCCCTGATACCGACCCGGTTGGCTTCTCCGTCGGCGGCGCGCCCGTGTACCTGCGCAAGCCAACCGACGGCCAGATGTATGTGTTGTACGGCGTCGGCGCCGTGGTCGATGCTGGCGGCGTCGTCGAAGACGTGGCCGACGCGATGCGGCTCATGCACCACGCTGAGGATGTCCTGCGTTACCTGGCGGTCCCCCCGGCGGAGACCGACGACGAGGACGCGGTCTCGCTCGCCGAAATCGGCCGGCGGCTGCGTGCCGGCACGCTGGAACTTGAGGACTACTTCGGCCTGGTGCTCGGTGTGATCGAGCGCTGGGGGGACAAGGATCAGGTCGAGGCCAACCGGACGGACCGGCGCGCGGCGGCGCGGCGGCCGGCGGCCAAGAAGACCGCCGTGGCCCGGCCCGGCCGGACCCAGCGATGAAGGCCGAGGACGTCCCCGACGAACTGCTGGTGTTGTTGGACCGGGCGGCGGGCCGGCGGCACTCCCGTGACGGCGCGGTGGCCGGCGCCCTCGCCGAAATCCTGACCCGCTACGACGACGCCGTGACCGAGACGACCAACTACCGCGCGCTGGCGTTGGAGATGGCCGTCCGCGCCTCGCCAACCCTCACCTGGTCCGCCGATACCGAGCATTTGCTGATCGAGCGGACTCGGCGGTTTGAGGCGTTCCTGCGGGAGGGCTGATGCCCGACTTCCGGACCGCCCTGTGGCCGTGTGAGGTCGATGTGGAGATCCGGGGCGTCCTGTACACCGTGCCGGCGCGACCGGCGGCCGACTGGCTCCCGGCGATTGTCGGCGAGGGTGGCCAGTCGATCATCCCCGGCCTGCTCGATCCGTCCGACGCCAACGACCTGGGGTGGCGGTTCAAGCGTGGTGCGGTGGACCCCGTCGACATCAACCGGGCGTGGCGCGACGTGCTGGAGGCGGCGTCCGGACGCTCGTGGTGGTCGGCGGCCAGGTTGTGTCAGGGCGCCGTGCATCCGGACGCCCTGGCGATCGTCCAGGGCAGGCTGTGGGACATGGGCTTCAACATGGGGACCGCGTCGATCGCAGGCCTGTGTAACGCCCTCTTCTTCCTGATGGTGTCCGGTGCGACCGACGACGCCGAGCTGTCCAAGGCGAAGTTTGAGCTAGAGGTGCCGCCACCCGGGGAGATCAAGAACCTCGATCCCGTTCAGCTGGAGGAGAACTTCATGGCGGCGCTCGCCCAGTTCCAGGAGCTTGAACCACCCAGCTGATCACCCGGCCGGTACCATCGCAGCATGCCCCAGCTCGGTAAGGCGTACATCGAGGTCCACGCGGACCTGAGCGCCTTTCCGGCCGAGCTGCGCGAACAGTTGAAGCGGGCCCTCAAGGAGGGCACGGCCGGGCTCAGCTTCTCCGAAGTCGAGGAGAAGGCCGAGAAGGCCGGCGAGAACGCCGCCGAGGCCATCGGCACCGGCATGAAGAAGAAGTCGAAGTCGGGTTCGTCGCGCAAGGCCGGCGAGCAGGTCGCCGACGATATCGGCGTGGGGCTTTTCGGGGCGTTGAAGCGGCTGTTCTCCCGCACCGGCAACAACGGCTCCCAGGGGTTCTTCAAGGACATCGGGAACCTGTTCTCCACCGTCGGCACGGGCGCCTCGGACGCGGCCAAGCAGGTCCAGTCTTTCGGCGAGAAGGTCGGCGAGATCGGCGGCAAGATCGGGTCGACCTTCTCGGCGATCGGCTCCGGCGTACAGGGCATCTTCTATGCCCTGCTGGTACCGGCGGTGGCGGCCGGTATCTCCCTGCTCGTTCAGCTGGCCGGCGCCCTGCTGGCGCTGCCGGCGGCCATCGCGCTGGTGTTGGCCGCAGTGGCGCCACTCGTGATCGCGTTCCAGGGCCTCGGTGGGGCCATCGCGGCCGGCTTCTCGGGCGACCCGAAGAAGTTCGCCGATGCCCTGAAGGGCCTGGCGCCCGCCGCGCGGTCGGTGGTGAAGGAGATCGTCGGGCTTAAGTCGGCGTTCGACGGGATCAAGAACTCCGTTCAGCAGGCGTTCTTCGCCCCCCTGGTGGGCGTGTTTAAGCAGGTCGGCGGGACGCTGCTACCCGTGTTGAAGGCGGGCCTGACCCAGGCGGCCGGCGCACTCGGCCAGTTCGCGGCGGCGTTTTTGCAGGCCTTCTCCGACCCGAAGGTGATCGCCGCCATCACGGCCACCTTTTCCACGCTGGCGGCGATCATCGCCGACATCACGCCGACGGCGATCGAGCTGTTCACCAGCGTGTTCGGGCTGATCAAGACGGGGCTTCCGTTCGTCCAGAAGTTCGCCGACTACCTGGCCGTAGCGGCCCAGAAGTTCGTCGACTTTCTGGACGCGGCCAACCAGTCGGGCAAGATCGGCCAGCTCATCCAGGACGCGTCCCAGCCGTTCGGTGAGCTGATCAAGCTGATCGGTGTCGTGGGCGACCTGTTCTTCACGATCTTCGCCAATCCGGCCATCAAGGCGGCGTCGAACGACTTCCTCAACAGCCTGATCAAGGCTGTCGGCCTGCTCGACCAGTTCTTCCATTCGGCTGAGGGCCAGAAGGTGTTGGTCGACTTCGCGAACACGATCAAGCGGGCCGGACTGGTGCTCATCGCCTTCGCGGGCATCATCATCGGCCTGCTGGAGGCGCTGCACTACACCGAGGTCGGACTGAAGACGGCTGGCAAGGCGGTGCTGGCGTTCTTCCAGGCGATCGGCCAGGGCGCGGTCGACGTGGCGAAGGCCATCGGTGGGTTCTTCGTCTCCCTCGGGTCCGCCATCGGTGACTTCTTCACCAAGACGCTCCCCGGATGGTTCTCCGCCATCGGCGACTTCTTCACGAGCCTGCCGAAGAAGGCCGGCGACGGCGTGTCGTCGCTGCGTTCGACCGTCTCCAAGGCGATCAGCGACTTCTTCAGTTTCCTGTTCAACTCGATCACCGAGGGCTTCGGCCGGATGATCGGCTTCATCCTGGGCCTGCCCTACTTCATCTCGCAGGGTTTCCAGGCGCTGGTCTCGACCATCTGGAGCCTGCTCACCTCGGCGTTCACCGCTGCGGGCAACATCCTGCAAACGCAGTTCCAGGCGACGCTGCACCTGATTGCCGGCGTTCGCGACGGGATTGAACACTTCTTCGTGGAGATCTATCACGCGATTGTCGACAACGCGGTGAACGCGGCGAAGGACGCGTACCGCTTCTTCGTGGACGGGTTCAACTCGCTGATCAGCTTCTTCGGGAGCCTGCCTGGCCGTGTCGAGGCGTTGGGCCCGAAGCTGTTCAACGCCGCGAAGAGCCTCGGCCATGCGATCGGCGACGGCCTGAAGGACATCGGCAACTTCGCGAAGGACGTCGGCAACGACATCGTCCACACCGTCGTGCACGGCATCAACGACGTGATCGACGGGATCAACCGGGGCATCGGCCAGATCGGCCGGCTCATCCCCGGTGGTCTGCCGCAGATCCCGCACCTCGCCAAGGGCGGCGTGGTCGACTCGCCCACCGTGGCCCTGATCGGCGAGCGCGGGCCGGAGGTTGTCGTGCCGCTGAGCGACCCCGGCCGGGCCGCCCAGGTGGCCCGGGAGTCGGGCCTGGCGGCCATGCTGGCGCGCGGCGCGTCGGCCCCGATCGTCAACGTCACGGCCATCCTCGGCACCGGCCAGATCCTCGATATCCTGGACACCCGGATCGAGGCGGCCCTGAACGGTCAGGGCGCCGAGCTGGCGTACGCACGCACGTGACGGAGGGTTGACCTGTGGGCACCATCACCGCCACGGCGCAGCAGGACAAGGGCCGCGTCCGGCTCGACATCGACTGGACGTCGCACCCGTCGCCACGCTGTCGGGTCTTCCGCTGCTTCCCGGGGGCGATCCCCCCGGCGCCGGTGCTGATCCGCGAGGGCGCCCCGTGCGTCCTGTCCAACAACAAGGCGACGATCTACGACTGGGAGGGCCCGCTCGACACGCCGACCTACTACCAGGCAGTCGTTCAGCTGAACGACAACGCCGACATGGAAGCCAGCGTCGAGGAGTGGCAGAGCACCAACACCACCGGCGGTGTCGCGACCCAGTCGGACGACTACTTCTACGCCGGTTCGGCGTCTCTGAAGTTCACCCCGACCGGCTCGGCGGCGGCCCCGCAGGTGCTCAGCGAGCAGTTCGCGGTCACGGTCGGTACGTCCTACACCGCGACCGCCCAGCTACTGGCGGCGGCCACCTGGACCGGCGGTATCGGCATCATCATCAACTGGTACACGTCGGGCCTGGTGTACCTGTCCACCACCGGATCGGCGTCGGACCTGTGGCCAACGGTCGGCGACTGGGAGTCGTACACGGTCACCGGCACCGCCCCGGCCACGGCCGCCTTCGCCCGGTTCGGGTTCCTGCTGGCCGGCACGCCACCGGCGGCGAACGTCTTCTACATCGACGAGGCGTACGCGACGACGCCGCTCGGCACCATCGACACGAGCGCCACCCCGATCGTTCTGGCGTCGGCGGCCGGCGGCTGGTGGAAAGACCCGCTGCGCCCGGCCACGGCGGTGAAGCTGCTGGACGACCTGACCTCCGTGTACTACAAGTTCCCGTACGGTGAGCTGGTCGAGTCCGGCCTGGCCATCGTGGGCGTGTCGCGGCCCAACCATCCGGCAGACGCCGCATTGCTGGAGGTGCCGAGCCAGGCCCTGGGCATCGGTTCGTTCTCGACCCGCAAGGGGGCGCGGCGCAGCGTCCAGGTCGCCTCGGGGACCTTCGCCGACGCCGACGCCCTGCGGTCGTTGCATGCCGGCGGCGCCCCGCTGCTGTTGCAGCTACCGGCGCGGTTCGGCATCCCCGAGGAATACTCGCTCTGCGCGGACCTGGACTCCACTGCGCTCGGGCCGGACATGAACCGGCAGTTTCAGATCCACACCGTCCAGGCCACGCACGTGGCGTCGCCCGCCGGTCCGGCTGAGGGTGTCGCCGGGTGCCGGTATGCGGACCTGCGCGTCAAGGGCGCCAAGTTGACCTACGCGGCGGCCACCTCGGCGGGCTACACGTGGCTGGACGCGTTGAAGGGCAACATCTCGTGATCCCCGCCGCCAACCCGGCCTACCGTCCGGCCCTGGCCACGGCGCACCAGCCGTACAGTCGGGTCGAGGTGTGGCAGTCGGGCATTCAGGTGGAGGAATTGACGCTGGCCGACCCGGTGACGCCGTCGACCGTGGGTGCGCCGGTGTTCCTGGCCGGCAGTGTTCGTGCAACCCTGGCCAGTCAGGTGGCCCGGGTGCTGACGCTGAGCGTCCCCGACTGGCTATACCCGTGGAACGCGAACGACCTGCTCAACCCGTACGGCCGGATCCTGAAGGCATACCGGGGGATCAGGTACGGATCAGGCCTGGTCGACGAGTTCCCCGTCTTCGTCGGGCCGATCGACAACGTCCGCCCGCAGGCCGGCGGCACGGCGACCGTGACGGCCAACGACATGGCGGCCGACGTCGTGGGGGCCTCGTTCCCGGCGCCGAGCATCGCGGACGTGGGCGCGCCGGTCGCCGCCGAGGTGAAGCGGCTCATCCTGGGCGCCGTTCCGGACGCCACTTTCGGCACGTTCGACACCTTCACGGCCACCGTGCCGAACATCTCTTACGACGTGGACCGGGGGCAGGCGCTCGACGGCCTGGCGAAGGTGGCCGGTGCGTACTGGTATCCCCTGGCGAACGGCAGCTTCGTCCTGAGGTCGATTCCGTGGACCGTGCCGGTGCGAAGCGGCGGGTTCCCGCTGACGAACGTCGGCGGGACACTGCTCGCGGCGTTCCCGCTGCGCAGCCGGGCCGGCGTGTACAGCCGGATCACAGTGTCGAACGAGCCGGCGGACGGTTCGGCGCCGTTCCACGCGACCGCCGATGATTTGGACCCGACGAGCCCGACCTACGTGAACGGCCCGTACGGGGTCAAGGCGGCCCAGATACGCATCACCCAGGCCGTGAACCAGGGGACGTGTTTCGCGACCGCACAGACGCAGCTACAGCACTCCAAGGCCCTCACCGCATCATGGGCGCTGACGTGCGTCGCTGACGGCTCGATCGAGCTGGGCGACATAGCGAACGTGCTGTTCCGCGACCGTTTCGGTGTCGACCACCAGGCCACTCAGGTGGTGTCCGGCTACACCATCCCGTTGGACCTGCATCAGACGATGACGATCGACGGCCGCGATGCCCTGTCGGTGGGGGTGGGCACGTGACGAGCCCGATGGGTGGTCCGACCGGGCTGACGCAGGTCGCCTCGGCACGCACGGATGGCCCGTCGGATCTGCGGGTCGGCCTCGTGACAGCGGTGACGGCCCGGGGCATCACCGTGGCAATGGCCAACGGGGAGGTGTCGGCGTCGCACGCCAGCGGGTACGCCCCGGCGGCCGGCGACGCGGTGGCCCTCATGAAGTACCGGGACAGCTGGATCGCCCTGTGCCGGGTGGTCGGGCCGGGTACGCCCACGGACTACTCGGCCGGCGGCTCGTCGGCGGGCCTGGCCGTCCTCGCCGGGATGCGTACGAGCGGCACGGCCACGCTGGCCAGCTCGTCCGGCGCGGCGGTCGCGGTGCCGCGCTACAACCTGACCTACTACCACCCAGCCGGGCACTCAGTCATGATCATGGCGTTCTTCCTGTGGGGCAGCACGCAGAACGCCGACTGGATCCTGGTCGACTTCACCGAGCTGGTCTCCGCAACGGCCGTCGGGGAATGGGTGCAGCCGCTCACCAGCGCCAGCTTCGGGCGCGGCGACACCATCAGCTGCCTGGTCGGCGACAATTTCGGCGGCGCCCGGCGTGTGGTCTCCATGACGATGAGCAGGCTCACCGGCACCGGCACGACCTCGATCAGCTGCCTGCCCAGCCGGCCCGGCTATATGATCGCCGTGGACCTCGGCGACCAGTCCGTGATCGTCCCGACGTAGGAGGGAACCCCGTTGGGCATCACCGCGACACAGAACCTCCACTACCCGGACTCGACGGACTTCGTCGAGGACCACGCCGCCAACCTGGAGACCCTCGCGCGACAGCTGGACGCCCGGATGCGCGCCCACGACCTGGACGTCGCACGGATCGGCGAGGGGCGCCCGTTCTGCGTCATCGACCGCGTGGCCCCGCAGATCCTAACCCTCACGGCCGACAACTCGACCGCGACGATCACCTTCGACACGGTCCGTGCCGACACCGACAACATGGCCCAGCTCGACGTCCTCGGCCAGGCGATCTTCATCAACACCCCCGGCTACTACCATCTGGGCTTCTATGCGATCGTGGCCGGCACGGGATGTGTGGCCGGCACCGGGGCCATGCTGTGGACGGCTGGCACCTCGCCGAACGGCTCCTGGACGCCGATCATCAGCGGCCGGGTCATCGAGCAGACCGACGGCGGCAACGGCGTCCTGCCAGGCTCCGGGAGCTACTACGGCAACGCCCGCACGCCGCTGCCGCAGGCGTGGGGCTGGGTCCGTCCGTTCGCGACCGGTACCAACTGTGCGACCAGCTGGACAACCACGTTCGCGCGGTTGTGGGCGTACAAGGTGCGCGACCTGTGAGCGCCGGCCTGACGCGATACCAGCAGTTGCCCTACCCGGCCTCGGGCCGGGTGCGCGGCAACGGCGCGGCCGACGACGAGGCCCTGGCCACCAAGGCGGACGCCCAGCTCGACCGTATCGGCGCGGCGTGGACCGTCGTGCAGACCCCGGACAGCGCGATCTACGTTCTCGGCTCGACGTTCACCGGCGTCCTGGCCAACAACACCTACACGAACGCGTTCAACCTCGGCCTGGGGCAGCGCTGGGGGACGCACCCGCCGCTGGATACGACCGGCCCGGGACAGGGCGTTTTCTCGGAACAGTGGGGTTGGTACGCGGTATCCGTGTGCATCTCCAGCATCCCATCTGGGACGGTCAACACCGGCAGCCGGCGGGTCGTCATCGCCAACGTGTACGACGCATCCGGATCGGCCACTCCAGCGGCACAGTTTGTCAAAGAGGACTACGAGACCGGTTCCGGGGAGTGCGTTCTCTCGCTCGACTTCGTGGCATATTTCGGCCAGCTGTACCGGCTCTCCGTGGACTTCGCGCACGGCAATACGTCGTCCACTCTGAACATCACGACGACGAGCACCTTCACCGCATTCAACCGGATCATGGGGACGGGCTGAATGGGCGGCACGACGAACTCCCAGGCACTTCGGTTCGACTTTGTCGACGAGGTTATCGGCAACGCGTCCATCCAGAATCTGGCCACGGACTGCGCCACCAAGCTGGACGCCCAGGACGTCACCCGGGCGGCCGTGTTGAAGCGCCCCATGGCTACCGTGGCGCGCAACAGTACTGTGCAGAACATCGCGATCAACACGGACACCACGCTCATCTGGGACACCATCAGCTTCGACCCCAACTCGATGGTGAACCTCGGCACGCAGCCGACCCGTATCACCGTCCCGGGCACCGCGACCGGCCTCTGGCACGTTTCGATTCAGGGGAATACGAACAACACGTGGTCCAGGACAACTCTCAGCTTCATGGTGACCGGCGTCGTTAAGGCAGTGAAGACGTTCTATTTCAACGACTTTCTCTGGTACAACTTCGCCGCCATGCTGGTAGTCCCCAACGCCAACGACTACATCGAATGCCGCGTGCGCCATTCCGGCGGCGGCACGGACCCGATGCAGTTCCAGACGGTGACCGCCAGATTGGTATCCAAGACGTGATCATCATCGCGTGCGTCGACCCGGCCGAGGCCGTCGAGTACCAGAGGGTGACGGCGGCCATGGCGGCAGCACCGGTCCCCGTCGGCCTGGACGGCCAGCCGCTGCGTCCGCCGGTGGACACGGACGAGGTGGTCGTTACGACGGTGGAGGCCGTGCCGGCAACCGCCGACGGCGCGGTCTTCCTGGGCGAGGTCGGGGCCGAGCTGCGCGAGCGGGTCATGGCGGCCCTGGGGGCGCTACCGTCGGGGGCATGAGCACCCTGGTTGCGGTGGTGGCCGACTCCGACGCGGAGGCCCGCGAGTACGTGACGATGGTCGGCCAGCTGGAGCGGTCCCGGGTCGCGGCGGGCGAGCCGGCGAGCGACCGGGAGTTGGTCGTCATCACCGACCCGATGCAGGTGTCAGGCCGGCTCTTCGCCGCCGCCGTCTACCTGACCGCCAACGTTCGCCTGTACCAGGCTGTCTCGGCGGCGCTGGAGTCGAGCCAGCTGGGCGCGTAGCAGGACGCGGCACCCGTTCACCACAGCCATGGCGAACGTCGTCACGACGACTACCCGGATCTCGTCGCGGCCCGGGTAGTGGGCCCAGATCGAGTTGGGCACGGCCATGGCCATGAAAACCACGAGCGAGACCCGCAACCACATCTGGTCGCGGCCGATCGCGGTGCGGGCCCATTCGCCGCCGGTGGACCAGGCGTAGCCGATCACCCACGTGAGCAGGCCGAAGAAGGCGAGCGCGAACGCGCCGGTGACTTCCCAGTCGGCCCAGTTGAGCTGTCGCATCAGGACCCGCTTCCCAGCGCGTTGCGGACGAGTTCGGCAAAGCCGTTGCGGGACAGCTCCCGCTGGATGGCGTGGCCGGCGGCGGCCACGGCCGGCGCGCGGCGGGCGGCGGCGGCCTGCGCGGCCAGGGCGGCGCGGTGGGCGGCCCTGGCGCGGGCCAGATCGTCCGTGACAGCCTCGTCGGCCGGCACGGGGGTCGATACCACCACGGGGGCTTCCTTCCTGCGCCACGGCCACTTCATCGGTGTCCCTCAGATCGGATGGTCTCCAGTAGCCGCACGGCCGTTTCGACCGCAGGTACGACCCGGTCCAGCTGATCGGCCTGCTGGGCGTTGGTCTTTTGCAGGCTCTGGGCCGTGTCGCGCCAAGCCTGGGCGACTTCCTTCTGGTCCGTCAACCTGGCCTCCTGGATCTTGGCCAACCGTTCCAGTTCTGCGGTGTGCTGCGCGCGGTCCTCGGTGATCCTTCTACCCACGTAGTTGACGTACTGGCGGAACAGCAGGGCCAGCATGCCGGCGGATCCGGCGCCGAGACCGATCTGGCCCCACCAGGAGGATTCCACGCGATCCCCATCCCCCCATGCTTGCTCGATTACTGCCTGTCATGGTAGGGCAGGGCGCCCTGAATCGGCGATACGCTGGTCCCCATGACGCTGTTCGGCTGGGACGCGAGCGATTACGACTGGTCACGGTCGCGTGGCCTGATGAACCTGGCCGGCGCCCGCGCGGATGGCATGTCGTGGTTCACGCACAAGGCGACTGAGGGCGAGACCGTGCGTCACGTGCACTATGGGGAGGCGTTGGATCGGGCACTCGCGGCCGGCTTCCCCGTGCTCGGCGCGTACCACGTCGTCCGTTCGGGCGCCGTGCAGCCTCAGGTGGACGCGTTCTTCTCCTACCTGGATGAGGCAACGCCGTGGTGGCGCGATCACCCGAACTTCTTCCTTCAGGTGGATCTGGAGGAGTGGAGCTACGACCGGGTAACGGCCGTTACCGGCGAAGCGTTCGCCGCCGCGATCGGTAAGCAGTCCGGCAAGGTGGTCATCACCTACGCGAGTCGGGGCCAGTACGGCGATCAGCTGATCGGCAACGAACCGCTGTGGAACGCCAACTACCCGAGCAACCTCGGCGGCCACTACCCGGACATCTACAACCGCGTCGGCGGCGACCACGGCCCCGGCTGGGTCACCTACTCCGGCCGGACGCCCGTCTTCTGGCAGTACACCAGCTCCGGCACGATTGCCGGGCAATCCAACTGCGACTGCAACGCGTTCATTGGCGACCTGGACGCGCTACTCCGACTCACCAGCTCCCGCCCTGGAGGGGACATGCTGCTCATCCGACCGACCGGCCAGCCGGCGGCCCAGACCGACCAGGCCGTGTGGCTGTGGGCGCCGGGCGCCCGCGCCATGTGGATCTCACCGTCGCAATTCAAGGCCCTGAAGGCGGCCGGCATCACCTACATGGACGGCACGATCACCTGGGCGGACTTCCAGGCGCTCGCGGCCGGCACGGCCCAGCCGGCGCCCGTCGTCCCGACGCCGCCCGCCGCGATCGTGGACCCGTCGAGCATCGCGCCGGGCGTGATCGCGGCGCTCCAGTCGGCGGACGGCCAGAACGCCCTCGTGCAGGCCGCCAACTACGCCGAGGACCACTGACGTCGACCAGACGCGCAGAGGCCCCCAGGACGCTCCTGGGGGCCTCTGCTGTGCCGGCGGACTACGCGCCCGCTATGCCTTTGCGGTGACCGCCTCGGCGACCTGGGGAACGAACACCCGAACCACGATCGCCAGGTCTTTCCGGATTACGTGGTTGTCCCTGCGTCGTTGCACCTGGACCGAGACAGTCTGGGCGCTCAGACCCTGCCGGATCGACGGCGAGTTCACGGCGAACCGGCCCATCTTGCTCTGCGTGTGGTTGGTGCCGTCCGCACCGCCAACGGTCCAGCTGATCGAGTAGTCGCGGTCGCCGTTGGGCGCGATGCCGATCCGGGCGGATCCGTTCACTGTGCGGCCGGTGGAGAGCGGCGTCCGGTCAGCGTGAACGGACAGGAAGATCCCCGTGGTGCCGAGGGCGATGGCCGGGTCGTTCACGGTCGCGGTGAACTTCTCGATCTGGTGGTTCTCGGTCACGACGTCGCTCGGTATGAACAGCGTTGCCGGGCCCAGCCGGTACGTGGCGCCCTTCACGGTGCTTGCACCGGCGCCCCGCGCAGCCGCCGGACTGCTGGCGTCGACAGTCAGGGTGGCCGACTGGGCAGCCTCGGCGGCCGGCGAGGCTGTTACCCCGCCGATGCCCGCGACCAGGCGGGTGGCCCAGTGGGCCAGGTCGGCCAGGTCGATGTAGGCGTCCATCGCAGTGAAGGTGTCGCTGGTTGGTCTGGCGTACAGATTGACGATCATCTGGCCCGGCACGCCATGCGTGACGACGCCCTTCACTCGGCGTGTCTTGTTGCTGTCGTCGAACAGCTCGGCGGTGGTACCACCGTGGCGCCGGAGCCACGAGGCGAACTCGGCGGCCGTGGTGATGCGGGGTACGGAACTCAAGGTCGGTCTCCCTAGTCGTTGCGTTCTGCGGCCTGTTTGCCGGCGCGGCGTTCCCGGCGGCGGATCTGCCGCTTGATGCCCGACGCGACGCCGGGTCGGCCGAGGTAGGCCAGGACGTGGCGCCAGCGGCTGACCACGCCCTGTTCGGCGGCCGTTCGGACGGGCCGCTTCACCGCGCGCCGGCCAGGTCGTTGGTGATGTGGGCAGCAAGCTCGGCGTCTTCGATGGTCATCGGGAAGCGCTCCAGAAGCTTGGTCCAGAGGGCGTCGAGGCGGCGCATGCCGGCACCAGATCCGATGAACGCGTACCCTCCGGCCTCGATGGCGATCCCGTGCAGCTGGTCGAGGTCGCTCACGCCCGCTTCGATGGCCTGCCGCAGGGTCTTGGTGCGCCAGGTGGCCGAGGCGTAGCTGTTGGGGTAGCCGGTGGACATAACGCGGTCGATCATGTCGATGTTCGCGGTCACCTGGGCGGCATCGGCGAAGGTTTTCGGGAGCGTGGCCATCTTCTTCTCCTCGGTCAGCTGGGGCTGTATGGAATGAGCATACAGCCCCTTGCGTAACGCGTCAAGGTTACTCGTGTGAGTACTCGCTAATCGTGATATCGGTCGGCTTCACGATCACTTCGGCGTGGTCGCCGAAGGCGTCCAGCAGCGCGTTTTCGAACGCCCTCGACCGCCTCGGCCAGCGCGGCCGACTTAGCGTGGTGCCAGCTGTTCATCCGCCACTCCGCTTGTACCCGGAGCCGATCTGGCGGGCCGCCGCAGCCGTCCTGCGGCTCAGCTTGATGCGTTCCACGCCCCGGCGGAGGCGATCGGAGAAGTTCTCCACGCCCGCGATTCGCACATCGGTCAGGTCGTCGAGCAGTTTATGGAGGTCCGGGTCGGTCGCTTTGCTGTTGACGACGTCCATGAAGACAGCGGCCAGCCGGTAGGCCAGGGCTTCCACCTCCAGCCGGTCGGCCGCCTGAAGAGCTGCGGCTGCCAGCGACGCCGGCCCCATGTCGACGGCGGCCCGCCGTAGCGCGTCGTGCTCGGTGGCGTCCATTCAGGCCTCCCGACAGAGCAAGGCGACGGCCGCCGCGCGCTTCACGGTGGCCTCCACAATGGCCGAGGCTTCCTGGGCGGTCGTCTCGTCCGGGTGGAAAGTGACGACGCCCATGTCTCCGGCGACGGCGGCCGGCGTGACGCTGCGCTCCAGTCGCTCGGCCACCTCTTCGGCGACGATTCGGCGCATGGCGAGCGTGCGCTGCTTCAGTTCGGCGGTGCGTTCCGGGTCGGACCAGCCGAGGCTACGCAGAAGTCCGGCCAGCTCATCGGGTACGACCAGCTGGAGCTGGAGCTTCACGTCGACCGCAAGTTCAGTAAGTGCCATCTCAGGCCTCCAGGATCGGCATGGTGGGCGTGATGCCGGCGGCGTAGGCCTCGGCGGTTTCGGCCAGCCGGCGCCGCGTGTCGGGGGCCGGCGTGAACGTGAGGGAGTGGAACTCTCCGCCCTCGACCCGGGCCAGGAACGGCGGCAGTTCGTTGGCCTGCTGGCCCCACTCGACCAGGATCATGTCGCGGACGGCCCGATTGCGGAACTCGACCACCGTGCGCTCGATCAGCTCTTCGGGGAACTTCACGCGCGCCCAGTCGATGAACGCTTCTTCGTCGGTGACGACGACGCGGGCCTGGGTCAGCCCGACGGATACCCGGGAGCCGTCGGACGTCTTCCAGGTGGGCGCGGTGCCGGCCCGGGTCAGCTCCTCGCGGGCGGCGTCTTCCAGGGCGGCCCGGAGGGCCCTGGCGGCGGCCTGGTGAGCCGCCAGGGCCTGGATCATGTCCGCACGGTTCATGACGTCTCCACCTGTATGCCGAGGGCCGTGGCGAGGTTCCCCGTTGCGCGGATGACCGCCCCCATCCCGGCGTAGCCGTGCTCGTCGTGGGTGACGTCAATGACGCGCAGCCGGCGACGGCCGGGACGCTTCAGCCAGATGGTGACGTGCTCATCGCTCGCGTGGTGGATTTCCAGGCGGGTGGTGGTGTTCACTCGTTCACCAGCTTCGCGTCGAAGGCCTTGGACGCGTTTGCGGCCAGCTGAATGACATAGCGGGCGTAGTCGTGGAGAGCCTGCTTCTCGGCGTTGAAGGCGAGCTGGTCGATGTGGAGGAAGCCGGCGATCAGCTGTTCCGGGCTGAACGTCTCGTAGTCCCGAGACCCGTCGGAGTCGAACTTGACCACCTCCATACCCTCATCGGCCAGGTGTTCCAGGAACTCCGAGATGGCGACGGCCTGCCTCTCGAACGTCATCAGCTTGTCGTGGTACGGCGTCAGCGGGGGGTTCACAGCACACCTTCCAGGGGCATGAGGCCAACGGACTGGGCCGCGTTGCGGATGCCGACCGCAACGGCCTGGTAGTCGGCGCCGGTGATCGAACGGTCCCGGTGCAGGGAGGCCTTCAGGGCGTCAACGACGCGCTGGATGCCGTCCATGCCGAACTCGGCGGCGGCCACGCCCTCCTGCGCGTCGCCGTATCCGCCGTCGAGTGCCCGGCGCAGATCCTCGGCCTTGAGGTTCTTGCCGGCCAGGTACGCGACCAGCAGGTCCCACGCGGTGCCGACCGGCGGCAGGAACTCCGGCGCCGCGTCCGTCCAGGTGGGTAGGTTCGCGGCGGTGGCCTGGGCGAGTCGCGCGGCGCGTTCGGCCACGATCTCGATCAGCTGGGTGGCCTGCTCCTGCGAGATGGGGCCCGAGACCAGGTCGACATCGATGTGAAGGCGGGCGGCCTCCAGTTCGTCGATCGTCTCGGCCTTGGTGACGATCTCCATCAGGTGGTCGAACGCCTTGGCCTGCAGGGCCGTCAGGTCCCGCGCGCGGTTGTTGACCAGGTGGCCAAACGCTTTGCCATCCACGTCCGGCGAGTCGATGAAGCCCGTTTCCTTGAGCATCTTGTACGCCGCGCGGGCCTCGTCGAGGTTCGCCAGAACCGCGATGTAGCCGGCGGCCCGCTGGGCGAAGGCGATTTTCCAGTGGGTGGCGTTCTCCTCGCTGATCGGCTCGTTCCAGGCGCCCTTTGGGTTCAGGACGTCTTTCGCGAAGATCAGCAGGGCCTGGAGTCCGGCCGTACCGGTGCCGCCCAGGGCCAACAGGCCCGCCGCGCGCTCGTCGGCCGTGATCCGGGAACGGAAGACCTGGCTGCGCTCGTGGTAGTGGTCGTCGTCGTCCGGGGTCGGGTCGTCGGTCGGCAGGGCGAACGTCTGCAACAGGGCGATGCGCAGGGCGACGGAGAACGCCTTCGGTAGGCCCTTGTCGCTGGTATCGAGGGACTCGGCGGCCACCTCGGTGGAGACGCTGGAGCCGTCCTCGGCCCAGAAGGTGAACCGGACCCGGATCCGAACCTCGCGGGTGTTCTTGCCCTTGGTCGTCTCGGCGTCCGCGTAGTGCTCGCCCAGGATCTCCGAGGTGACGAAGACGCCGGCCTTGCGCAGGGCCGGACCGACCACGTTCAGAGTTCCGTCGATGCCCCGGAAGCTGTAGCCCTGGGTGCTGTTGCGGCCGTCCTTGCCGACGGCGAGGGCGTTGCGCATAGCGGTGATCATGGCGCCGTGGATGGCGGGCTGGTTCGCGGTGAGCCGCTTGTTCTCCGCCTCCAGGCGGGCGATCAATGCCCCCATCTCGGCGGCTTCCTCGTCTTTGGTGATCGGTTCGTGATCCACAGATCCCCTCCCTAGGGATGTATGTGCCTTGCATACAACCCTAGCATAGGTCGGGCCCCCGACGCCAGCGCGGTCGGGGGCCCGGTTTCCCAGGGGAGGGTGAGGTTGAGGCTACAGCGCGACCGGCTGCCGGTCACGGGCGTGAACGTTCTTCGAGTGCGCCGCCGCGCGCTCCAGGGCCTCACGCAGCAACGCCCTGGCGCGGGCGGACTGTGCGGCGGTGCCGACCGTCTCCGGCGAGCCGGCGGGCAGCTGGCGCCGCTGCGCACGCTCCCGGGCCTGCCGGATACCGGTGGCCCGGCCCTTCACGTCGGCCGGGATCATGCGCTTCACGGCGCCCGAGGAGTCACGAGAGCCGAGCACCGTGTAGTGCTCGGTTACGGCCTGGGCGGCGTCGTCGAAGTCGACGCTGGACAGCGCGCGGTGCCAGGCGCTGGCCGCGTCCGGGGGAAACTCGGTCCGGTCGTAGGCGGTGATCAGGCCGAGCAGTTCGAGGATCTGCGAGTACTTCACGAGGTCACCTCCCGGGGGCTCGTCACGTCGGTCACTACCCCATCAATGTACCCCGCCATCGTACTTGGCGCTACCGTTTGCCGTTCGATGATCTCCCGGGCCAGCTGAACGGCTTGTTCCACGGTCGCCTCGGGCGCACGTTCCATGATCGCGTCAACCAGCTGGGCCTCGGTCTTCTTCGCGGCGGCGTGGTCCTCGCGCATCTCGGCGAACGTCTTACGGGTCGCCGCACCGGCCGGCGCGCCGCTGGTCGGCTTAGCCTGCTGGACGGCGACCACCTCGGTCTGGAGCAGTGAGGGGCGGTGGATCAGGTCCTTTTCGACGAGGGAGGCCAGGGCAAGCTTGATCGTCTTCTCGGGGAAGCCCTCGGTGAGGAGCTGCTTCACGTCCCGGCCGAGCCTGCCGATCACCTGGCCGGGCAATTCGAGCGGCTGCGGGCGAGTCCTCAACCAGTCGATGAATCCCTTGATGATCGTCTGTGCGGTCGGCTCGTCCGACCCCCCGGAGGGCTGATCTTCTCTGGTCTTCTTAGGGGTGGTCTTCTTAGTGGCGTGGTTATCCAGGCTGGGTTTCCGCGTCTGGTTCTGAGCTGCGGAAACGTCGTCTTCGCCCTGGTCGTCACCAGACGCGGTTTCCTCGACTGGGTCACCCAGGCGGTAGTCGTACTCGCCGAGGCGGCCGTCCGCCGCGCGGCGGCGGGTCCGGGTCAAGTAGCCGGCGGCCTCCAGCTCGGCCAGGCCGGAGCGGATCGCGGTCTCGCCGTCGGTCATGTCGGCCAGGATCCGGTCGGCGGTGAGCCGGAACCCGACGGCGTGTGAGGCGATGTAGGCCAGGAGGCCCTTCGCCTTCGCCGAGGTCCGGGGGTCGCGTAGCCACGCGTTACTGATGATCGTGAAGCCGTCGGTCGGGATCGGTCCGCGTGTGATGGCCATCTCGCACTCCTCGCTGGGCGAGGTCACGTGTTACCGTGGCCGTACCGCCCTTGGTCTGGGTTCGGGACTCACGACGCCGCCCCCGGCAAGGGGCGGCGTCGATCTTTTTGGGTAGCCTACTGCCCGGCCCGCGCCGCGCGCCGGGCTGCGGCGGCCGCCTGCCGGGCTTCGGCGGCGGCCCGCTGGCGGTCCTTCTTGTCGGCGTACTGGGTCCATTGCAAGATCGACCGGGTCCGGCCGTCGTCGATGTTGGCGAGGCGGATCCGCTGGCCGAGCTGTCGGCTGCTCGGAAGGTTGAACAGCTGATCGGCGGTGACTCGGCCGGCGACGCCGAGCGGCCAGTTGCCGACGGCCACGAAGTAGTCCAGGACGGGGAACGCCGGGAACATGAGCCGGCGGTACCGACTCAGGGCGGCCTCGTCGGGGCGCGGCCACGAATGGGCGCTCTGCCCCTTCTTGGTGCGGGCGTGGGCCTGCTCGATGGCGAACCGGCTGACGCCGCCGAGTGCCGCGCAGTCCAGCACGCTGAGTAACGGACCGTTCTCGTCGGCCGCGTCGAGGGTGGCGTCGAGCATGTTCAGGCGCTCGATCAGCGCCGCCTCGTATTCGACCAGGCGCTGGTCGGGCGTCCATTCAGGCATGGTTGCCTCCCTGTATGATATCGTCGTACTTGACATGTACCGGGGTATCATACAATGATGACCCGGTCAGAGATCAAGCTCTAGACCACACAGGGGAAGGGAGGGCGTTGACGGGTGGACCTGCTGGAACGGTCCAGGGCAACGGTGCTCCTGCGCTGCTACGGCTTCTGCGAGGGATGCGGGCTCTCCAGCGTACAGCTGGACGTACATCACCGGCAGGCGCGCGGCGCGGGTGGAGTGAGCGGGACGGCGGCCGAGGTCGCCAACAGCGTGCAGAACCTTCTCGCGCTGTGCAGGTCCTGCCACGACGAGACCGAGCACGCCGAAACCTGGATCCTCACCGAGCAGCTGGGTTGGCGCATCCCGCATTGGGTGCCCGACCCGCGCGAGGTGCCGGCGCTGATCTACACCGTCAACGGACGAGCATGGTGGCAACTGAACGAGGACGGGTTTCGTTGGCTCGACTGGCCAGCGACCCACAGACTTACCTGGGACAGCCGTTCCAGGTAACGGCCGACCTGATCGACGCCTCCACCGAGGCGCATCGCCGAACCATGGATCAGACGGAGTTGTTGGAACTGGCCGTCGACCTGGAGAGCGCGTCAACGTCTTGGCTGCGCCCGCTGGTGTCGGTGCGGCGCCGCGACGGACGGTACACACTGCTGGCCGGCGAACGGCGGTTCGCCGCCTGGGTGCGCCACGGCCAGGCAACCGAGCTGTACGTGCACCAGGCGGTCACGTTCGAGAACGTCTTGGCTTGGTTCATGCTCGACGAGGCGGCACCGGGCGGAACCCCGATGACCGCTGGCGAGGTCGCCCGGTTGGAAGCCAAGCTGAGCCGGTATATCGCGATGTCCGTCCGGCTCGACGTGCCGGTCCTGGAGGACACGCTCAGCCAGATGTCGGGCGTCAGCGTGGACGATCTGCGTAGCGGCCGGTCCGCCTACCGGATCGCCGGCCGAGCACCGGAGGGCATGCCCCGTTCGATCCTGGACCGCACGCTCGAACCGCTCGACACCGGATCGATCCGGCCCGGCTCGGTCGCGGCCAACGTGAGTCTGGCGGTCAAGTCCTGGACCGACACGCAGGGCGCCCTGCCGGCCGACCAGCAGGGCCAGATGCTGGCCAACCTGGCCACCACGCTGGCCGGCGTGACGGCCGCCATCGAGGCCATCGGGCCGCTGTCGCCGAACCTCGGCACGTCGGCCCGGATCCTCGCGGCCGGCAACCTGCGCCAGCACGCGCGCAGGTTGAACAAGATGATCGCGGAACTGGATCCGCCAAAGCCCAGGGAGAAGAAGGCATGAACAAGGACGAAACGGAAGATTTGACGGTCGAGGAACTGGCGGCCATCCAGGGCAAGCGCACCATCTCGCCCTACCGCGTGATGGACATCAGCGTCGATCCCCTCGTGCAGCGCGTTCTCGATGTGAAGCGCGTGGACGAGATCGTCCGCGACTTCGACCCCGAAGCGCTCGGCGTGCTCACGGTCAGCCTGCGCAACGACGGCACCCTGATCTGCCTCGACGGCCAGCACCGCGCCGAGGCGCTGAAGCGGCTCGGCCTGTCGATGGTCGAGTGGCGCATGGTCACCTACGAGGGCCTGACGCTGCGCGAGGAAGCCGCCCTGTTCCGCAAGCTCAACAACACGAAGCGGCTGGACGCGGCGACGCTGTTCCGCGTCGGCGTCGTCGAGGAGGTGCCCCGCAACGTCCAGTGCAACATCATCATCGAGCGCAACGGCTTCGTGGCCGACCCGGCCCGCGCCAACGGCCTCGCCGCCGTCCGTACCGCCCTGTGGCTGTACGAACTGGACAACGGCACCAGCCTCGACCGCACGCTCTACATCGCCCGCAACGTGTGGGGCCACCGCAAGGCCGCCGTCAACCAGACGATCATGCGCGGCTTCGGCGCCGCGATGTTCGCCCACCGCGAGGCCGTCAACCTTGACAACGCGGTCAAAAAGCTCAAGACCGACACGCGGTCGGCCGACCCTGACTCGATGGTCGGGCAGGTCCGTGCGACGTCGCGCATCACCGGCACATCCCGTACCAACACCATGGCGGGCCTGTTCGTCACGATCTACAACCGGGGACTGAAGACCAACAAGCTCCCGAAGTGGGGCATCTCGGATACGAGCGACGAAGACTGACCAGTCAGGCAACGGGGGCTGTACGCGAAAGCGTCAGCCCCCGTACCGTCGAAGCAGGAGGTACGTCATGGACACGCGCACGTGGGTTGTCTTCTGGTGCCTGGCCGGCGCCGCCCTGTCCCTGCTCATCGGCCTCGGGCTGTCGATCGTCCCGCCAGAGACCCGTCGCCGTCAGCTGCGCCGCGCGGTGCAGGCCTGGTACGACCTGGCCGGCGACGTCAGGTCGTGGTGGCTGCGCGGTATCCACTACGGCACCCCGACCCCGCCGCCGCCCCCGCCGCTGGTGATCATCCGGGCGACCGACGTGACTCAGGAAGTGCCGGTGGTGGCCGTCTTCGCCACCAAGCCGGAGCCCGCCCAGATGGACGAGGTCGAACACGAGGGCGCTACCCCGGACTGGTCTCCGATGGCTGAGCTGGGCGGGGATCCCGCGCCGCGCGCCGCCGAGCTGGACGGGCCGCCCGCGCCGCGCGCCGCCGAGCTGGTGCGCACTGCCTTGGACCCGGAAGCCGAGGCAATCCTGCGGGCCTTCGATGCCGTCGTGGACGGTGCGCTGTTCTTCGATCAGGGATGGCTTGACTTCCAGGCGAGCGTCGACCGGGGCCTGGTCGACGCCGGGCTGGACCCAACCACACACCAGGCGTGGCGGGCGCTGGCCCTGGTCTTCGACACCGACGAGTACCGACAGATTCTTTCCGGTCAGCTGGTTGCATCCTGAGGGGCTGGGGGTGTACGGTAGTCACGTACAACCCCAGCGTTCCTAGGGAGGGAACCTAAAATGAGCCACGACATCGACCTGACGGTAACCGGCGGCGCCTTCGCCAGCCTCCGCGAAATGCCCTGGCACGGCCTCGGCACCATCGTGGAGAACCCGCTGAACACCCTGGACATGCTCAAGGCGGGGCACTGCGACTTCCCGGTCCACGGGGCGCCGCTCAAGCTGGACCACGAGATCAACCTGGGCGACTACACCATGCCGGTGTACGTGCGCTACCAGGCCCAGAGCGACCGCCACATGATCGTCTTCCGCGAGCACCCCGAGACCGGCGAGGCCCAGGTGCTCGGCGTCAACGGCCCCGACTACCAGCTGTGGAGCCCCCGAGACGTCTTCGTCGGCTTCGGTGACGGCCTGCTCAACTACCTGGGCGAGATCGGCGAGCGGGTCGAGCGGGCCACCGTCGGCGCCCTCGACGAGGGACGCAAGGTCTTCATGTCCTTCCAGCTGCCCAACGACATCAAGGTCGCCGCCGACGACACCGTTCAGCTGTACCTGACGATCTCGACCAGCTGGGACGCGTCGGCCTCCACCTCGGCCCGGATCACCCCGATCCGCGTCGTCTGCGCCAACACCCTGGACATGGCGATTAAGTCGTCCATCGCCTCGTTCACGATCAAGCGCACCCGCAACGCCAACCTGCAAGCCGCCCAGGCCCGCGCCGCCGTCGAGCTGTTCCCCCAGTACGCAAAGCAGTTCAACGACACGGCCGCCAAGCTGCTCGCCACGCCGATCTCCAACTCCCGCTTCCAGAAGCTGGTCACCGACCTGTGGGGGCCCGGTGACGACGCCAGCAAGAAGGCGATCACCACGTGGGAGACCAAGCAGGACGAGCTGATGGCCCTGTTCGCGTTCGCCGAGACGAACGCGTCCGGCCGGGGCACAGCCTGGGCCGCGTACAACACGGTCGTCGAGTACGCCGACTGGAAAACCCGCGCCACCGGCGACAACCCCGACACCACCCGCTTCGCCCGTAGCCTCGGCCTGGCCGACGGCCGCGCCATCGCCCAACCGAAGACCGACGTCCTCGGCGCCCTGATGGCCATCGCGGGGGCATGAGGAATGGAAGCCACGAAGCGCGCGGCGGCCCCAGTGGCACCCGAGGTCGCCGCGCTGAAGGTCGGCGACACGGTGGTTGTCGCGGGCGGCTATGGCTCCCGAGGCGACTGGCAGGCAAAGATCATCAAGGTCGCTCGCGTCTGGATCACGGTCGAGGGTCGCAACGGCTACCACGAGTTCCGGTTCCGCAGGGACAACCAGGGCGACAGCTCCGACTACTCGCCCCTCTACCGCTTCTGGACGTTGGAGCAGTGGGAGGCCAAGCGCATCCGGGACGAGGCGAGCACGTACCTTCGTGACCAGGGCATTGACCTGCGCGGGTACAGCCCGTGGTATGACCGCAAGGTGGAACTGGCGAACATCCTGAAGGCCGCCGAGGCGGCGGCCAGCGCGAAGTAGCAGAACGGCCCGGCACCCCGCTGAAGGGGTGCCGGGCCTCTGTTCGATCTGCGGGGTACCCGCCCTCGGCCTGCGTTCCTCGGGCGTCCCTTGAGTGCCGACAACGTTACCCTGTACGGAAGAACCAGACAAGGGAGAAGATCATGACCGACGGCGAGGATTTCGACGCCTACCTACAATCCAGGGCCGAAGAGCTGATCTCCCGGAGCCTCGGGCCGGTCGTCGCCAAGTACGAGCCCGGCGAGAACCTGGACACGCTCATCGTCGACCACCGCGCGGACGTCCGCCGCGCCCGCACGCCGGTCATCTGGGCGCCCGTCGAGGACGCCCTGTGCCGCACGCTGCGGCTGTCGCCGGACCGGATGCGGCTCTTGTCCGCGACCGAGACGGCCGGCGGCCCTGTGACGCTCTGGGAGCTGCTGCACGCCGAAGGCCAGGCGACCGCCGAATGGGTGGTGGCGTCCCCCGGCGACGCGCGGCCCAACACCGACCTGGCCGGCGCGCCGCGCCTGCGGCTCGGCTTCGCCTGGAGCGAGCAGCGCGCCCGCCAGATGTTCGCCGAGAAAGTCGACCAGCTGAACGGTACCCAGGATGGATGAGGAACTGGAGCTGTTCGCACCTGAGCCGGCGCCACCCCTGCCACCCCTGAAGGAACGCGTCTTCGGCGCTGTGGACGTGAAGTGGACCCGCTACCGCCAGCCGGCACGCGAACGCGTGCACTGCGCCGACTGCACCAAGCGCATCCACGAGTCCGGCGCCGCCGCTGCACCGCCGCCCCGGCTGGCCTCCTGGCGCCGCAAAGGCCCCATGGGCGACCTGTTGCTGTGCAGCGAGGACGCCGAGACGCACAAGAGCCGGGACGCGGAAGCTGAGCGCGAACGCGCCCGCCGACTGGCTATCGACCACCACCGGGGCGTACGGTGACGTTCTACTGTCCAGGTAGGGAACCGCGACCCCGCACGGAGCCACATGGCCCCGGCGGGGTCGTTGTGCAATCTGGGTGTACGATGAAGCCATACAACAGGGAGGGATAGACATGAGTAACAGCAATGCAAGATCGGCCAGCGGCGGCGTCACCCCCGGCGTACTGCTCTTCTTGCTCTTCCTCGGCCTGAAATTGGGTCACGTCATCAGCTGGTCCTGGTGGTGGGTCTCCGCCCCACTGTGGATCCCGGCGGGAGTCGCCGGGATGGTCCTGCTGGTCGCCGGGGTCGTGTTCGTGGTGAGGGGCATCTCCGAGGGGCGCGCGCATCGCCGCTGGCTCCGGGAGACGGATGGCCGAGTTGACGTCTGGGACTGAGGGGTGTACGATAGTTCCATACAGCCCGGGGCACCGGGCATAGGCACCGCTCCGGGCCAAATCCGAATCCGGCCGTATAGGTCGGTCTAAGGAGAGCCCAGGCGCCCAGGGTCGCGAACCTGGACCCCGTCCACTACGGGGAGTGCCGGAAGGTGGTGGAGGCGGTGTCCCGGACGATGGGCCGGCGGAGGAGTCACGACCTTGCACCGCACGCACGGTAACAAGTCGGGTGACACACAAGCCCGGACGCGACGACAGCTGTCCTACGGCACGGCATGGAAACCATCGGCCCGTCCCCCAGGTCCGTCCGATGGTCCTCCCCCAAACCCGTTCGAGGCTGATCTACCGTCCGGAAACTCCAACGGACCGTGGACCCAAGTGCGGAGCCAACGTCGACAACCGTTGGTGGTAACAGGGCGACGGCATAGCAGGACGGGCGGTAGCGCTGCTTCCCGGACCGATGATCCCGAAGCCCGTCAGGTGCAGCATGGTTGGAGAGATGCGCGGGGACCAAATCCCCGAGACCCGGTTCGAGTCCGGCCCTGACACGAGTACAGCTCCGGCGCCCTGGCGTAAGCCCCCGAGCTGTGTAATACCCCGGTTGTGCGCCTGCTCCGCTTAGGTCTGTAAATGGCATCACGGGCTGTCATGCCGTGCGGAGCGCGCAACCGGGGACTCACGAGCTGGTACCTCAGAGGCAGAGGCCCGCGTTCAGGCGGGAAGGCGCGGGTTCGAGTCCCGCCCAGTTCACGGACCAGGCCCCTGTGTGTCGACCTGTGGGGTGTGGTTAAGGCGGTGACCTGCAATCACCGTACGGGCCTGCGGCTGATCACTGTGGGCAGAGGCGCTAGCTCAAGTGGTAGAGCCGGGCCCTTACCGGCCTTGATCCGGGTTCGAATCCCGGGCGCCACACGTGGGGTACCGACCGACACCGAGAGCCGCGAGCGTGATGCGGGCATCAGGACGGAGCCGGTCGTGATCCCGACCGGCGAGCGCACGACGTAACCGCTCGCCACCTGGCCACTAGCTCAAGGCAGAGCACTTCGTCCCGGACGGGTTGACACGTCTGGGCGCCGGGAGGATCCACCTGGCGAGGAGCGGTTCCGGGGTTCGAATCCTCGGGTGGCCTCTCGGAGACCCCGTAAGTCGGGGATAGGAGGACGTCCGGAAGATCGCCGTGGTGCCCGATGCGTCGGAACGCGCTCGGCGGCTCTCCGTAAACCACCACTCTCAGGGAGGAAAGTCGTGGATCTGCTCGGCGTTATCGCGATCGTGGCGGTCATCATCCTGGTCGGCTCGGCCGTCCACACGATCGTGACCCGGAAGCACAAGTGACCCGAGGCCTTCGGGTGTTGCTCGCGGCCGGCGCCCTCGTGGCGCTGGCCGCCTGCTCCCCGGCGCCCACCAGCGGCATAGTCGAGCACCGGCAGTACAGCTCGGCGTACTCGTACAACACGTACCCGTGCCTGGTGTACACGACGACCCGGACGCGCATTGGCAGCACGGTCTACACCAGCACGTCATGCGCGGCGTACGGGCTGCACGTGAACCACCGGCCGGCGGTGTACGGTTTGTGTCTCAAGCATGACAAGCCGGGCGAGTCCGATGGGTGTTTCGACACCGATCAGGTTACGTACGACCGGTATCCGGAGGGGACGCACTACCCGTGACCGAGTTCCGCACCGAGACCACCCGGACCGAGCCTGTGCGCCCGGCCCGGGTGGTCCGCTTCAACGACATGATCATGGAATACCTGATCGCGCTGTCCAGGGCGCTGACCGTCGGCATGCTCGGCTGGTCCGTCCTCTCCGTCTTCGCGATCATCTGGGCCTACAGCTGGCACTGGCTGGCCACGCTCGGCTTCTCGCTGATGGTCGTCGCCGGCTGCGGCTGGTTCGGCTTCATCCAGCACTACAACGAGGAGTGGAGGGAGAAGAAGGATGGCACGACCGAGTAACGCCCAGATGGTGACCATCTCGAACCTGATGGCCGCCCGCGCCCTCGCCCGCGCCGCCGACCCGGCGACGCGGGACCACATGATCGCGGCCCTGCGCTCGTGGCTGCCGGAGACCGACGTCCTGACGCTGCGGGAGTTGGCCGATGGTGTCGCCGCCGACTTCATGACAGTCGCTCAGCTGGTCGAGGAACGCCTGGCGCGCCTCCAGGACAAGGGCCTGGCCGACGCCTTCGGCGAGCCTGGCTCCGCCACCCGGCGCCGGACCGAACTCGGAACCAGGTTCCGTGCAGCGGCCGGTTGACCTGTCCGAGGGCGTCATGACGGCCGGCGAGCTGGCCCGGTACTTCCGGGTGACGATCCGGTCCGCCTACGGGTGGGCCGCGCTCTACCAGGCCGGCGGCGGCCCCGTCGAGGCGTACAAGGCCGAGGGATCCTGGTACTTCGGCGTCGCGAGCGTGCGGCGCTTCGTGGAGGGACAGATCAGGTGAGCGGATCCGGCGCGGCGGCCCGTCGTCGCAACATGCGCATCGAAGCGCGCGCGGCCATGGCCGACGCCGCCCTGCGGGCCTACGCGGCCTCGGCCGACTACACCGAAGCCCTCGGCCGGCTCGCCGACGAATTCCCCCACCTGGGCCGCACGTCCGTCGTCGTCGTCAAAGACCTCGTCCGCGAAGCCCTCGATAACCGGCGCATCGCCACCGAGGAACAGGTGGGCCTCGTCCGTTCCCGGATCCTCGCCCACCTCGACGCGCTCCTGGTCACCTGGATGCCGCTCGCGGCCGGCACTGCCCTCGACCCGACGAACCTCCAGCAGCTGCCGCCCAGCGTCAAGGCGGCCGAGCTGGTATTGAAGCAGCTGACCCTCTACGCCGAGCTGTCCGGCGTCAAGGCCGGACAAGTGGTGAATGCAACACAAATCAACGTAAACGTTCAGATTCCCGCAGACGCACCCGGGAAACGTGACATCGCGCTCGCACGACTCGCCGACGAAGCCGCAAAACAGCAGGTCATCGACGGCGAACTGGCACGCGCCGGAACCAGCATCGACCAAGCCCGAGGAACCGACCGCACCGGCGAGGACCGGATCCTCTCACCCACCAGGGAGAAGCAATGACCAAGCTCGAAGGCCCCTGCCTCGAACGCTCCGAACGCGCCATCAAGCACATCCGCAACAACCCCGAGCGGCACAACCAGTCGACGTGGATCCGTCCTCTCGGCGTCACCCAGACTGCCGCCGACCGCTTCGAGGCCGCCAACACAACCCGCGTCCCCGTCGACATCAACCTGACGGAATTCGTGGCCGACATCGAAGAGGGCGACCAGGCGTTCTCGTGGACCTGCGGCACCACCCAGTGCTACGCCGGCCAGATCGCCCTCGACATGGGCGCGATCCCCATCGTCCCCGAAGACCAGCTGGGCCGCACCGCCTTCTACGTCGCGTACCACGGCCGCCCGTACTCGATCGACCTGTTTGCCGCCGCCGCCCTCGACATCGACCGCTCCACCTGCACGGAGGCCTTCTTTGGCGGCAACAGCATCGACGACATCGAGCGCGTCACCAGCCACTGGGCCAACGGTCGAACCGAGTTCGGCCGCACGCTCATCCACCACCCCTCGCAGTGCCTCCTCGGATGCTCCGAGTGCGAGGGGATCCGGGTCATTCAGGCCCACATCGCCGAAGTCGAGGCCGCCGCGTGACCAGCCCGAACGTGCCGTCGGCCACCGTCTCCGTCGTCGTCACGCCCAGCCCCGAGCTGGAGAACCTGATGCGCGCCTGCGGCTGGACGCCACCCCGGCCGGCGCCGGGGAGCACCACGAGCGAGAAGAACCAGCGCCGCGCCGAGCTGGAGAAAGCCGCAACGCTCGGCGAATTGGCCGGCTTCCGGCAGGCTCTCGACATCCTCAACGGCCACCTGAACCCGCTGGTCAATGAGGCCCTGAAGGAACAGCTGCGTCGCGTCCGCCAGCAGATCGTCAACGCCCGGGACGCGCTGTCGTCCAACATGCTCGAAGTCTCGGTGTGCACCTGCGGCCACCTCCGCTTGAATCACGGGCACAGCGAAAGCAGGTCCAACGCCTGTAGCGAGCCCGGCTGCGGATGCGGGCGGTTCCGCCCCGACGTGCTGCACAACTTGACCTGACCGTGGCCACCTACGTGGCGGCGTGGCTCGTCATCGCGAGCCCCGCCGCCCTCACCTTCATCGCCGGATACCTGGCCGGCAGAAAGCGGGCACAGCATGGCCCTGAACACGTACATCTCGATCGGCAACTCCAACGACCGGCTCAGCCAGCGCGAGTGGGCCAGCTTCATCGCCGACGTCAAGCAGCTGATCGAGCTGCGCTCGGACGCCGGCATTCTCCAGATCCACGGCACCTGGTACAGCGGCCCCGACCAGCCCCAACAGAACGCCAACTGGTGCGTGGAGATCCTGCCGCCCACCTGGTACGCGAAGACCGAACCGACGGCTTCGTTGGTGTCCAGCCACATCGCCGCGCGGGAGCGTCGGCGCCAGCTGGACATGCACGAACGCCGCATTGCGCTACAGGAGGAGCTGGCGACCCTCTGTCGCCGCTACCGGCAGGACACGTTCGCCTGGGCGACCGCCGAGGTGGAGCTGGTGAAGACCGGCTGGCCGGAGATCGAGATCGGCACGGACATCCCGATGCGGACCGACACCGAACGGGACCACCCGTACCTCGACGCCCGGATGCGCGAAACCCTGGCCATGAACCGCCGGGACGCCAAGGATGCGGCCATGGATCAGATGATCCGGGAGGGCTGGGCCACCCCGGAGGGGGAGCTGATCCCTGGAACGGCCAGGGACTCGGACCGGTCGCAACCCGCCTCGACTGGCGACGCCCCTGACCAGCTGCCGCTCCTCGACGACTTCAGTACCGGGGGGCAGGCGTGAAGACCGGCTGGCGGGCCATTGGCCTGATCCTGTTCCTCGCCGGCCTGGCCACCGTTGCGTCGGGGCACCCGAGCCTGGCCCGGGTCGTGGCCGGCTCGGCGGCGGTCGCCGTCGGGTCGGTCCTGCTCGTCACCGGCGGCCGGCGGTGAACGCCGACCTGCGCGGCTGGTGCCGGATGGCCCTCGCCATGCACCGCCGCATAGTCCAACCCGTCCAGACGGACAGCCCGCTCGCGAAGGGACCGATCCAGGTCGAGGCCTGCTCCTGCGGCCAGCTGGAGTTGAATCGGCCCGTCACGGGCAACGGGCGCGGCCGGACCGGCGACGCCGTCGCCGCCACCAAGTCCATCGAGCACGAGTGGACCGGCCACGTCATCGACGTGGTGGCCCTCGCGGTCGCCGAGTGGCTGGCCAAGGGCGGCCCCGGGTGCGCCCTGGAGGCGGCCGACGTGGAGCGAGCCGTGGACGCCATCCGGGGTGCGCCGTGAGTCCGCCCAGGAAGCTCTCCAGGGCCGCCAGGGCGCGAGCGGTACCCGGGTGGGCCCAGGGACGCAACTCGCGTCCCCTGCGGGCACTGGAGGCCGTCGAACGGCGCGCCATCGTCCAGCGGTACGCCATGCTGTCGGCCAGCCGGCGGCCCGTCCTGTGCCAACCGCCGCTCAACCCCACCGCGAGCGACATCGCCAGCCGGGGGAAGGTCGTCTTCCGGACCCTCATCGACGCGACCGACTGCGCGCTGGCGCTGCACTGGAAAGCGGGCGCCCAACCGATGCGCCCGTACCGGTGCCGGGGACACTTCCACCTGAAGACGGACCTGGAGAACGGGCTCCGCTGAAATCCCAGGAGGACGGCTCCTGGCGAAGCGTTCCACAGTGGACGCACACGGAGCGTATTTCTCCTGCAAGATGACTGTTACTGGCCGGTATCTGTGCCGGGATTCCCGGGCCGACACCGGCCAGCGATCGATCTACGCTAATGGAGCGTGACGCACAGTGACGATTGACGAGGTCAACCAGGCCATGAACGACGACACCACGGTCTACCTGGAGGGAGTCCCGGTTTTGGTGGACGATGTGCAGCCCAACCGGGTCGCTGCCCGCCAGGGCCGCACAGTGTGGGATTGCTGGGTCTCCGGCAACGGGATCGACACGGTGGTCCAGCCGGAGAGGCTGTCCGCGACGCCCTGACGGCTGGCTCTCCGCCACCTGGATGTGCTACCATGTACGGTAGTTGCATACAGCCCGCATCCAGGGAGGGACATTGGGCTTCATCATCATCATCGTGCTCGCGGCGGCCGTGGTGGTAGGCGGATACGTCTACATCCACGGCGCGCCCGGACACGGCGGCGTCGACGTGCCGCTGTCGAGCCTCAACCCGCAGGACATCCCCGGCGCCATCGGCGACCAGATCGCCCAGAACCCGCACATCGTGGCCCTGGCCGTGGCGTCCGGGATCGTGGCCTGGCTCGTCTACCGCACTTGGGGCAAGATCGGCAACTGGGGGCGCGGCATCGCGCTCGTCGGACTCGGGATCTTCCTCGCCTACTCGGTGGGGCACCGATGAGGACGGGTACGCGCGTTCCGGGCGGCGTCGTGCTGTTCCTCGCGGTCCTCGTGGCGGCCGGAGGGGCCGCCCTGGCCATCGGCGCCAAGGGCCCCAACGAACGCAAGATCGTCGTCAACTGCTCCGTCGGTGACGGGACCGTCTGGGCCGGCGGTTTCGTCTGCGGGTACGCCATCGGCACCGAGGCCAAGCGGTACAAGGTGTCGCCCCTCGACCCGAAGGACGTGCGCGTCAACACGTTCAGCCGTCCCCTGACCGTCGAGGTGGGCCAGGTCGTCTCGGTCAGCTGCGTGGCCGACTGGGCGGGCAAACCGGTCTCGGTCTGGATCGTCGGCGGCGGGCACACGGCCAAGAAGAACAACGCGGTAAGCCCAGGCATCGCCTTGCAGACACGCACGATCAGTTGAACCGCCTGGCCCGACCCCACTTCCCCGGGGCCGGGCCAGGCCCGTCACCAGGGAGAGAGAGCATGTTGAAGACCCGTCGCCTACCCGGAGGCATGGTCGCCGCTGGGGCCACCATCGCCGCGCTCGGCCTCGCCACCGTCGCCACCGACCTGGCACGCCGCGACCCGAACGACCGGGCGATCACCCTCACGGCCACCTGGTCGCCGTCGATGAGCCAGTCCGTCGAGCCGTCCACCGTACGGTGGGAGATCGGCCCGGCCGGCGCGCCGACCGCCCACGGCGACGCACTGGTCACCAAGAACCACTGGCAGGCCGTGGTGCACGCCAAGCGCGGCGACCGTGTCGCCCTGTACCCGGTGCCGACCGAGGACCGCACGCCCGCCTGCGTCATCCTCAATGGCCACCAGGTACTTGTGAGCGGCACGTGGTCCTGCGTGGTACCGGTCGTGCCGTAGTACGGTGAGCGGTAGCCGGTAGCACGGAGCCCGACGGCCCCGGTCCATGTGGCCGGGGCTGTCTTGTGTCCAGGGAGGACGCCATGGTTCGTCTCGCATCTGAGCCCACCCCGGGCAGGGCGCTCAGCATCAGGTGGACGGGTTCGAAGGGCAACGCCCAGGAGATCGTCGACTGGGCGCGCGGCGAGGGCGGGAACACTAGATTCCAGCCGCCCATCAGCGTCGACCAGCCGGCCCGCGTGCTCGTCGAACGCGAGCACCCCCACTCGGCCGAATGGGTCGCCTGCCCGGTTGGCGCTACCATCCACCGCGAGTCGACCGCCGACGACGCCCGCCTGTCCGTCGAGCTGCCGCCCGTGACCCCGGCAGCCGTGCCGGCGACCGTCGACCCGCTACGCATCTTCGACACCCACTAGGCGGCGTAGGCTGGCCGGCATGACCATCAACCCTGATCTTCACCCCTCGGTGGCCGCCAAGTTGGAGCTGTTCGTCTCCGACCACCTGTCGCCGAAGCTGGCCCACATTGCCATCCGGTTCGAGCAGCTGGCGCACGCCATCGCCAGCGAGATCGCAGCCCACCCGCAGCTCACGTTGGCCCTTCAGAAGCTCCTGGAGGCCAAGGACGAGACCATCCGGGCGAAGTCGGTCGAGCTGCGCGCGGCCGGCGAGAAGCTGAAGAACGCGCCCGAGCCCGGCGTGGCCGGCGACGCGGTAGGCTGAACCGCTACGACGGGCCGCTCTCGGCAAACACGACGAAGCCCCGACCCTTCCACCTTCAGGGTCGGGGCTTCGTCATGTTCCCGATCAGCTGGGCAGGTACCGCCAGGCCCGGACGGCCGCCTCGCGGGCGCGGCCGGCGGCGGCGTACGCGGACAGGTCCAACTGCTGCATGCGCAGCACCGCTTCCCTGGCCGCGTCCTCGTCGGCCGCGTGGCCCTTCGTCAGGAAGTCGTACAGCGCGGCCCACTCGGCGCCCGCCCGGACCTGCGCCAGGAACGGCAACACCTCCGCGTGCATGTCGGCCACCAGGAACGTCATTCCCAACCATCTCCGATCTCGTCCCGGCGCCGCTCCCGGCGCTTCGGCCACGTCCGCCACGTCTTACGCCACCGCCACGTCTTTTGGTGCCCGGTGTGCCACGAGCCGCAGATCGGGCACTCGTACGCGGTCATCTGGCGCCAGTCTCCGTTGCGCACCCCGATGCTTGTCGCGGCGGCCTGGGCGGCGTCCCGGTTCGGGAACGCCGCTTTCGGCTTGCCGTCGGCCGTGAAGCACGGCGAGATGCGCTCCTGCCGGCTCACAGGTCCGGCCCGGAAAGGCTCACGCCCTGCGGCAAACCCTCCGACTGGCGCGTGCAGTTCCAGCTGTCCGCCCACGCGTCCGGCAGGAAGCCGTCGTTCCTCAGCGACTCGTCGAGCGCCGTGAACAGCTCGGCGGCATACTCCAGGGACGCTTCCCAGTCCACGGTGTTGCCCGCCATGATCAGCCGTCTGCCTTCGAGTAAAGCGCGCAGCCGGCGTAGGGTCTCGTTCGGGTCCATCGGTCTGTCCTTTCATGGATGGGTTGCGATCACTTGCCTACTCACGATACCATGTATGCCATGACCATACATAGTGGTGTACGGTGAAGGGCATCAAGACGGCCATGGTCGTCTTCTTCGCCGTCGCCATCGGGGGGTTCTTCGTCTTCTGCGTCCTGGGGCGGGTGCTGTGATGGTCTTCTGGGTGCTCCTGGGTGCCTTGCCCGTCCTCATCGTCGCGTACGTGCTGCTGGTACGTCGCCGGCCGCCAAAATGACCCGGCGCACGGCGATCGCCTGGGGTATCGCCATCGCCATCCTCGTCGTCATATGCCTGCTCTAAGCGGGCAAAAAGGGAGAAACCATGTCCGCTGGGCAGCGCTGGGCCATCCTGATCGGCATCCTTGTCGGTCTCGGCCTGTTTGCGCTCGTCGTGTTCCTCGGTCAGCACCCGGACTTGCGTCCCGGGTGCATGCCGCACCGTCCGTCCGTCTCGTGCACCACCAGCCCGGCGCCGACCCGGTGAACGCCGGTCGGCACCGCAACGAGGGCCCTTTGTGGTGGAAGGCCCTCCAGCTGATGTTCTGGGTGGTGATACTCCTGATCGGCCTGGAGGGTCTTCGGGAAGTTCTCACGGGGCACCTGCGGTGAGCACCGCGCACGCCACCTACGCCGCGCTCAGCTGGGCACTGTCCGCCTGGGCCGCGTTCTACGCACTGTGCGGCCTGCTTGCCCTGTTCACCAAGGTCCCCGCCGGGGGCTGGCTCTGGGCCGGGCGCACCGGCGCCGTCATCGGTATCCTCGTCGGCCTCGTCGCCCTGTCCATCCACGCCGACTATATCTGGAGAATACCGTGAGTGAGCGTTCGTACTCGTTCAGTGTGAGTGGGTTCGGTTGCCTGTTCGCGCTGTTCAACCTGTTCGTCATGGCCCCGATGGCCGTGTGGATCATCACGCGGTCGACGGACGTGCACGTGCTGGCGCGCGGCATCCTCATCTACTGGGCCGTCTCGGCCGGCGCGATGGTGCTCGCCGCGCTCGCCAGGATGCGGCGGCGCCGGTGACGTTCATCTGGCTGATGGTCATAGCCGGACTACTCGGCCTAGGTATTGGCGTGCACTTGAAGTGGTTCAGGTAGGATCACGAAGTAGCAGAGACGAACAGGCAGAAGGCCCGTCCCCTCGCGGGGCGGGCCTTCTGCCTGTTTTGGCCGCAGGGCGGTTCAGCTGGTGAAGCGTACCCGGCTGCGCCGACGCCGGCCGAGCCACAGGGCGGTGCCGCCCGCGCCGAGCGCCGCGACGCCGGCCGCCGCCATCCAGTCCTCGCGGGCGCCGGTCACCGGCAGCGCACCGGCTGCGCTGCCGCTCACCGAGGGCGTCGGGCTGGCCTGGGGCGGCGCGGTGGTGGCGCTTGGCGTCGGGCTGGCCGGCTGCGTCGGCGCGATCGTGGGCCCGCTGGACGGCCCGGACACAGGGCCCTTCCAGTGCCAGGCGCCGTCGCCGTGCTTCGGCGGGAGGCACTGGTACCAGAGGCCGTTGTCAGCCTGGGCCAGCTGGAGATGCCGGTCATGGGCGCACGGCGAGCCGGGGTGGATGGTGGCCGGCGCGGTGTGCGCGGTGGCGATGGCCGGTACGGCGAACAGGGCGCCCAGCGCGAGCGCCAGGAGTCCGATCAGCTGGAGGATCTTCCACTTCATGGTCAGGTGCTCCGGGTGGGCTGGGCGCTCGGGTAGTAGAGCGCGGTGTGGGTGTGCCGGTTCGGCACGTGAACAACATGGCGGTGCGGGAGGCCGGCAACCCCGACAACCGCACCGGCCGCGATCAGCGCGGTTGCGGTGATCGCGAGGAAGCCTCGTCTCATGGCCGCAGTATGGCTCAGGCATACATGACCGTCAAACGAACAGGTGTTTCAACAGGCGCACATCAGGGTACTGACCTGGGCATGTTTGCCATCCTGGCCCTGATCTGCTTCGTCCTCGCCCTCTTTCACGTCGCGCTCGGCCAGGTGGACCTGACCGTGCTCGGCTTCGCCTTTCTTGCCGCGCACTTCGTGTGGACCGCCGCGCCCTGGACGGCCTGGCGGCGCCCGTAAGAATCTACAAAGCCCTGGTCAGAAGCACTTGCTCGAGAACGCAAGGGGGGTGTATGCTATGGGTACACCAAGACGAGGGAGACCGAGATGACCGAGTTCGAGATCACCGGAGCGATCCGTACGGGCGAGTCGCTGCACCTGGTTGGCTTCGGCATGGCCGTGCGCCCGCTGGAGATCGAGGCCGACGCGTGGGCCGGCGCGTACGCCGTGCTGGTGCAGGTCCCGAACGGCGACGAGGTCTGGTCGGTCTCCAGCGATGACCTGGCGCCACTGGTGACCGAGGACTGCTGACTTACCAGGTCAAGCCCAGGGAGCACCCGAGCGATATGGCGAGAGCCGTGTGACCCGCTCACAGTGTGTGGCCTGAGGGGTTCGAATCCCTACTGGGCACAAGCATGAGATATCCGCCACAACGGCCCCCGACCACACTGGTCGGGGGCCGTCTTGTCGTACATCGGCGGTACGCTCGCCGCAGAGTTTGAGCCCGCACCGTGCGACCGGCCGGGCTCATGGATCGCACCAGAGAAGGTGATGCTCTCATGTCGCATGATACCGAAGTCCAGCTCTTCAAGCTGTCGCCGACCGTCTTTGAGGCGGCAGCGGTGCACGAAGCCATTCATCTGCGCGGGTTGCAGATCAGGTCCATCCTGATCGACGGGGAGCCGTGGTTTGCGGCGCGCGAGGTGTGTTCGGCGCTGGGACTCTCCAACGTCAGCATGGCCTTGGGCCGGCTCGACACTGATGAGCGAGTTGATCATGCTATCAGCAGTACTGACACCCTCATGGAACCGCTGGTCAGCGAGTCGGGGTTGTTCTCGCTGGTACTCACCTCTCGGCGACCACAGGCCAAGGCGTTCAAGAGGTGGGTCACCCACGAGGTGCTGCCGGCCATCCGCAAGACCGGCTCTTACGCCGTGCCGACTCAGCCCAAGTCGCGCGTCGAGCTGGCCCGGGAGCTGCTGGCCGCCGAGGAGCGCGCCGAGGCCCTGGCGAAAGACCTGGACGCCAAGACGAACATGCTGAGCGGCGCCATCGCGGCCATCAACGAGAACAAGCCGAAGGTGGAGGCGTACAACGAGTTGATGGACGCCGACGGTTCACTGTCCCTGGCGCAGGCTGCCCAGACGCTGCGCATGGGACGGGATCAGCTGATCGAGAAGCTGGCACTGTGGGGCGGCATCATGGTCCGGCCCGGCCACTCCGACCACCTGCGGCCCTACCAGGAGCACGTGCGCGCCGGCCGGTTCGTCGTCAAGGTCCGCTCCGTCGACATCACGCACCGCGACGGAAGCTCCGAGGTCATCACCCAGGGCACCACGCGGGTCACGGCAAAGGGCCTGGAGTGGTGCCGACAGAAGGGCCGCGTCGGCACTCTCGACCGCGCCCACGCTCAGAAGATCCGGAGCGCCCTGACCGAAGCCGCCGAGGCGACCGCGTGAACCCCGGAACCGGCCGGTCCAGCTGGATACGCGTCGTTAACCGGGCCTACGAGAACCTGCCGAAAGACACGACCGTGACGCGCGCCCAGATCCGCGCGGTCCTCATGAACTACGCCCGCGCCTGGGTCGCGGTAGATCTCGACCGCCCACGCCGGCTCGCCATGATCGCGGCGGCGGCGGCCGAGGCCTACGGCATCACGATCGACCAGGCGGACGCGATCCTGTCCTGGTGCGGCGACGACGCCGCACTGGTGCTCGCCTCGCCCGTTCAGGAGCGCCGCACGGCGACCCGCCGCCGCGCCCGCATCACCGCCAGCGTCCTCGCCGAGGTCGCCGAGGAGCGCGTCCGGCAGTTCGACAAGTGGGGCGAGCAGAACTGGCCCGACGGAACCGGCCCCAACGTCGTGTGGTGGCAGGCTTTCTCGCCCGAAGCGGCCAACGCGGTGTCGGAAATCCGGGAGCGCACCGACGCCCGCGCGGCGGCTGGCATGTTGACCTGGCTGGACATCGCCGAGGAGGAGTTCGCCGAGTCGGCGGCCGAGAAGGACTCGGAGAAGCTGCGCGCCGAACTGGTCCAGCTGGTCGCCGTCGGCGTGGCGTGGATCGAAGCGATCGACCGGAGGAAGTCGTGAAGGCCGGACCGCCGCTGTGGTTCTCGATCCTGGTGATCGTGCTGATGCTGGCCGTGGCGGTGTGGATCGACCATCACATGATCTCCAAGGGGTGTACCGGTCAGCTGATCGGTAAGACCGTCATCTGGCACTGTCCGGATCCGCACCCGAGCGTGACCCCGTGAGGCGGCACGCGCTCGCTGTCGACAGCCTTCGGCTTGAGGGCGAGACCGAGCCCTGGGCCGGGTACTGGGTGGGCAAGTGTCGATGCGGCGAGGCCTGGATAGGCAACGAGTGCGTGACGTGCTGCGCGTCGTGCCATAAGCCCCAACATCAGGGTCAGGGGACCGTGTGCGGGGAGTGCTACCACGTGTGGCGCTGGCGCTGGCAGCTCAGCTTGCACGACGCGCGGGTCACCTGGCGCCTGGGAGGCTGGCAGTGGCACGGTGATCTGGTGGCCGACCCGTGGTGGCGCCGCATCCGCCTGCGGCGACCGTCGAAGGTCTGGGTCTGCCCTTGCTGCTCGCACGACCTGTGACCGTACCCTGATCTTGTGTCACTCTCCGCTAAGTCCCGCCTGGCCACCATGCGGCCCGAACAGCAGGCCGCATGGTTGGCCAGCCTGGACGACTGGGCGCTCGACGAGGTCGTCCGCGAGGAGTGGTGGTACGTCGGGCGGCCCGAACAGCAGACCCCGTCCGGGAACTGGTTCATCTGGCTACTGCTGTCCGGCCGTGGCTTCGGCAAGACCCGCACCGCCGCCGAGTGGCTGGCCGAACAGGTGCTGTCCACCCCGTACGACAAAACCGGGTTCCGCACCGAATGGCTGATCGTCGCCGAGAGCCTGCCGGACGCGATGCGTCTGTGCGTGAACGGCCCGGCCGGCATCGCCCGCGTCCTGGAACGCCGGCTCGGGCCGGAGAAGAAGAAGCCGTCCGACCACGCCCGGTGGCGGCGCGGCTCCGCCGACGGCAAGCCGTTCATCCAGATCTACGACGAAGACGGCGCCCCCTGTCAGGTGATCTATATCGAGGGCGCCCAGGACGAGGACGTGGGCCGGGGCTACAACCTGTCCGGCGCCTGGCTCGACGAGTTCGCGAAGTGGCCGAAACCGGATGGCTCGTGGTCCGAGGGCCTGATGCCGTCGCTGCGCGCCGACCTGCCCGACGGCAAGTACCCGCGCGTCATCGTCGCCACCACCCCGAAGCTAGTCGTTCAGCTGGTCGAGTGGTACGACCGCACCGACGGCTCCGTCCACGTCACCACCGGCTCGACGTACGACAACGCGAGCAACCTGGCCGCGCCCACCCTCGCCGAGCTGCACCGCCGGTACAACGACACCCGCCTGGGCCGGCAGGAACTCCTCGGCCAGCTGATCCGCGAGGTCGAGGGCGCGCTGTGGTCCCTCGACCACATCGAACGCTGGCGCGTCGACGCCAACCGGCTCCCTGGCCTCGGCCTGCGCATCATCGGCATGGACCCGGCCGGCTCCGGCCTACGCGACGAGACCGGCCTGGTCTGCGCGGCCCGAGGCGAAGACGGCGCCGACTACGTCCTGGGCGACTGGTCCAAGAAGGTGGCCGGCGCGGCGGCAGCCCGGCGCGCCTGGGAGATGTTCCGCGAGTACGACGCCAGCCGGCTCGTTGTGGAGGAGAACTTCGGCAAGCGCTGGCTACGCGACGTGCTCGTTCAGGAATACATGGCCATGCAGAAGGAGGGCCTGTTCCCGTCCGGCGGCACGGCGCCCGTCCAGCTGCTCTCGGCCAAGGTCGGCAAGAAGCTGCGCGCCGAACCGGTCGCGGCCCGCTACGAACAGGGCAACCGCGTCCACCACGTGCGCAATCAGGGCCTCGGCGACCTGGAGACCCAGATGATCTCGTGGGTGCCCGAGGACACGCCCGACTCGCCGGACCGCGTCGACGCCCTCGTCTACGCCCTGCTCGCCCTGTTCGACCGCGAACGCGACCGCGCGCAGGCCGCACGGCCGCCGCTCACCGCGTTGCCCGGACAGGCCACACTCGGGCCCCTCGCCGGCCCGACGCGGCGGTAGGATGGGATACATGGACGAGTACGACGGTCGCAGCGGCAAGCTGCTGGACGAACTGGAGGCCGAGTTGGCCCGCCAGGACGACCTACTGTGCCGCTGCATGGCTTGCTGCTGCCCGCCCGGCCGAGGCCACAACTCCGACGCCTACATGCGGTACGAGGACGCTCTCAACAAGTTGGAGGCGGCGTGATGCTGGAGGCGGACGGGAACGCTCAGCCGGCGCTCGACGGCCTGCCGGCGATAATCTGCGTACCGCGCGCCCGCCTCGTCGTCGCCGGTCGAGGTTCGATCAAGTGCGACCTGGAGGCCGCTCGCGCCTTCGCGGAGTGCTATCCAGCCGTGACCCGCGTCGAAGTGAGCACGGTCCGGCTACTAGAGAACGGAACCGAGGTACTGGGGCCATGGCGACCCGACTTAGAGCGGTAGGGTGGCCGGCATGGGAGAGACTGAACTGCTGAACTTCGGGGGCGCCCTGGAGGCGCTACGCGACGGCGAGAAGCTAGCCCGGGACGGCTGGAACGGCAACGGCATGTGGGTCGTCCTGTCGCCAGGGTTCCGGATTCCGCGCACCCAGATCTACGCCCGGCACATCGCCGACGAGGTCGGCGGCGGCGAGGGCACGTTCCGGGAATACCTGATGATGCGGACCGCCAACGGTGAGTTCGTGCCGTGGGTGGCCTCACAGACGGACCTGCTCGCCGGGGACTGGCGGATCGTCTGAAGCGGTAGGATGGTTGGCAATGCGGTGGGGTCAGCGCAGACACCACTGATCAAGTCGTGCCGAGTCGACAGCACGGCGGCGGGTCCAGCCAAGCCCACGGGGGTGACGAGCTGGGTAGTCCGTATCCCCGGGCGTAGTGGCAGGGTGCCGGCCCCCGGGGGTTACGGCGGGATGCAGCAGTGGTAGCTGGCCAGCCTCATAAGCTGGATGCCCCTGGTTCGACTCCAGGTCCCGCCTCGTGACGCGACGTGAAGACCGGGCGGGTCTTGACTAAGCGGTGAGAAACGACCCCGCCCTGAATCGGATACCCCTGTAGCCGCACATCGCCCGGCCGGGCGCTCCGGCCTCTGATCACCCCGTTGGGTCAGCCCCGGGCGGAAGATCTGCTTCCGCGCTGTCGGACCTTGGGGCAACCGACTGGAACGGCCGACACGCACTCAGCGTGTCGGCCGCTACCATTTCGGCATGACCCCAGCGATCTCCCTGCTCATGTTCGCCCTGGCGGTCGCCCGCGTCACCCGGCTGATCAACGAAGACGCTCTCCTCGACGGCCCCCGCGCCCGCGCGGTCGCCTGGGCATGGCGACGTCGGTACGGGGCTGCGATCACCAGCGCGCGGCGCGAGGACGGCGAGATCATCGGACAGTTCCCGGCCTGGCGGGTTGCCCAGATGGCCGGCGCGTTGGAGCCGAAGGTGGCGTACTTGATCGGCTGTCCGTGGTGCGCGAGCATCTACGTGGGCGCGGTCGCCGCGCCGTTGTGGTACTGGGCCGGCTTGTCGCCGTGGTGCCTGGTGCCGGCGGCGGCCCTGGCTTTCTCGTACGTTACGGGCCTACTGGCCCAGGTCGGGGGTAAGTGAGGATGCGTCGCCGCCCCCAGAGTGAGGCCGTCGTCCAGGAGACGGTCAGCTGGTCGGATATCCGGGATGCTCAGGCCAGGTTGCTCGCGCAGCCGGGCATGCACGAGGTGGCGACCCAGCTCCGGTCGCTCATCGCGGCGGCGGCGGCCGTCCCGCTCGAAGCGGACCCTAAATCCCCGAATTCGTCCCCAGCTCGGCGTCGAATTGGCCATCTTGAATGGCAGTTCGAGGCCTGGAGAATGCACGACATCATCGGGGAACTGCGTTTCGCCGCGAACCGGCACGCGGGTGCGTTGTCCCAGATCCGCCTCTACATCGCGGACATGGACGAGACTGGATCACCGGGCGAGCCGACCACCGACAAGAAAGTCTCTCAGCTGGACCGAACCATCTTCGGGGGCGCCACGGCGCGCGCCGAGATGCTACGCACCATGGGCGTCCAGTTGTTCATCGGCGGCGAGAGCTACATCGTCGTCGAGTCCGTCGCCGACGCCACCTCCGACCGCTGGTACGTCGTGTCCGCCCGCAACGTGCAGCGCACCGACGACCGCACCAGCGGCATCAAGGTCCGACGCCCCCAGATGTTCGGCGGCGACTGGTACACGCTGAACCCGAAGGCCGACCTGATGATGCGGGTCTGGACCCCGCACCCGGACAACTTCGACCTGGCCGACTCGCCGACCCGCGCCGTACTGCCCATCCTGCGCGAGATCGAGCGCCTGTCGATGCTCACCTTCAGTCAGATCGACAGCCGGCTCATCAGCGCGGGCCTGCTCCTGCTGCCGCAGAACATCGAGTTCCCGACGAAAGACGGCACGAACGGCGGCATCACCGAGCTGATGCAGATGATCCTTGAGGTCGCTACCGCCCAGCTGACCGGCGCGGGCACGGCGGCCGGACTCGTCCCGATCCTCGCGAGCATCCCGCCCGGCACCGGCACCGACATCCAGCACCTGAAGTTTGAAAGCCCCCTCCAGGCCGAGTTGACGCAGAAGCAGGACGCGGCCATAAAGCGCCTCGCGACCGGCCTGGACATCTCCCCCGAAGAAATGCTCGGAATGGGCCGGGCCAACCATTGGGGGGCAAACCAGATTGATGAGAATAGCGTCAAGCTATTCATCATGCCCGTTATGCAGCGCATTTGTGATGCGCTGAATCAGGGCTATCTGTATCCGGCCCTGAAATCGATGGGGCTCGACCCGGAGAAGTACTCCGTATGGTTCGACGCTGCCGCCCTGGCCACCCGGCCCAACCGCTTCGAGGACGCCCTCAAGCTGCACGCCGAGGGCGTGCTGTCCTCCCAGGCCGTGCGCCGCAGCGGCAACTTCACCGAGGACGACGCCGGCACGCCCGACGAGATCACCCAGTGGCGCGCGTGGCAGGTCGTCACCGCCACGGCCGGCGCGGTCCTCCAGGATCCGAACTGGGCGAAGCTGGTCGGCCTGCCCGTCTGGAAGCCGCCCGCACCCCCGGCTCCGCCCACGCCGCCTCAGCCCCAGACGGACCGGCAGTCTCTCGACGCCGGCTCGACCGGCGATGGGGGCGTCAGTGACACCGTGCCGGGTACGGCGTCCGGCGGCGCCAGCCCCGCCCAGGAGGGCCTCACGGCGGCCGGCGCGCTCGTGCCCGGCGCGGAACAGGCCGTTCTGCACGCCCTTGGCGTGGCCGGCGCCCGGCTTCGCGACCGCCGCAACCGCTCTCAGTTCGCCGACGTGCCGATCCACCAGCTGCACACCCGCGTGCGCCCCGCCGACCGGGAGCACGCGCGGCGGCTCGTCGACGGCGCGTTCCCGTACGTGCCGTCGCTGGCCGGCGCCTACGGCCTGGAGGCCGCCCAGCTGGCCCACCTGCTCACCGAGTACTGCGTAGAGCTGCTGGTGCGCGGCTACGCCCACGAGACCGACTACCTGCGGGCCGCCCTCGACGCCGCACGGACCGCCCCGCCGGAGCTGTCCCGTGGCTGACTCGGGCATCCCCGCGAAGTTCCAGGCGTTCGCCGCGATCGTCACCGCCGAGAACGGCCTGTATCGCCGCATCATGGACCTGCTCGGACGGTGGGCGACCCGGCTGCGTACGGCCGTGTTCGGCGCGCGGCCGGCGGCCGGGCCGCTCGTGCACGCGCCGGACCCGATCGGTGTGCGTTCCACCGCGTCGTGGTTTGCCACCCAGCTGGACGGCGTCCTCGTTGAGGTGAAGGAGATCTTCGACGACGCCGCCGAGCACGCGACCGACCTGGACATGCCGGACGACACGTTCCGGACCCGCCAGGCCGTCGACGCCGCCCGCAACCGCCTGGTCCGCGTACCCGACACGGTGTTCCGCTTGGTCAACGCTGAGGTCATGAAGGCCACCACGCAAGGCTGGAGCATCGACGAGCTGGCCGGCGAAGTCGACTCGATCCTGGCCGAGGCCGGCGCCGAACGCTGGCAGAACCGGGCCAGGACCATCGCCCGCACCGAGGCGGTCGCCGCGTACAACGCCGGAACGTACGCCGGGTTCCAGTCCTACGCCCAGGCCGTCGGCGGCCAGTGGGACAAGGTGTGGCTGGAGACGCACGATCACCGCACCCGCACCACCCACCGCGAGGTGACGGGCTTCGGCGGCCAGCGTGTACCGCTCGGCGCCATGTTCGTGGCCAACGGGGTGGAGATGCCGTACCCGGGCTGGCCCGGTGGCCCGCCGCAGGAAGTGATCAACTGCCGTTGCTCGCTCCTGCTGGCCCGCCGGGATGAGACGATCGACTACAGCAACCGCCACTACAAGGGGAACCGGTGAACGAAGCCTTCGCCCTCGCCGCCTACGGACTTCGTCCCGGCCCGCTCGGCGTCGTCGCCGACCCCTTCGAGCGGGCCGTCTACGCCTCGTCCTGGCAGCTCCAGATGCGTACGGCGCACGACGGCTGCGACCTGTCCGCGTTCTGCCGCAACCCGTTGCACCCTGGTCCGTGCAAGGGATGGAAGCACCACCTGGGCCTGGTGTCGCCCGGTGCGCTGCACGCCCTGGAGAAGGCCCGTCACGACAAACTGGAGGAGAAGCGCAAGGCGAAGGTGGCCGCGCTGCTCGCCGAGGGCAAGAAGGTGCCGGCCCACCTGAAGAAGCCGATCGTCTACGACCCGGCCAAGAGTCCGTTTATCAACAACCCCGAGCACGGCAAGGTGACGCCGGGCCTCGGCATCCCCACCCAGGGCCTGACCGAAAAGGCTGCCCAAGAGACCCTGGCCAAGATCCCCACCAAGGCTCAGGTCGGCGAGAAGCTTGACGCCAAGCACGCGGCCGAAGCGGCGGCCGAAGCCAAGAAGATCAACGTTGGTGACGCGGTCCAGCACAAGGGCTCGTGGAACCACCACATCGTGGTGCAGCACAACCCAGACGGCACCACGACCCTGGAGCACGCCGGCACGCCCGGCAAGGGCGTCACCAAGGTCCCCACGGCCGGCCTGGAGAAGCTGACCGGCGAGGACGCGAAGAAGGCGCTGGCAGCCCACGAGAACGCGAAGCTGGCCGGCAACCCGACCATGCTCACGATCTCCAAGGCGGGCCTCAAGGACGGTGATCAGGTCTTCCTCCACGGCACCGGCGACGGCTCGCCCAAGCTCGTGACGGTGCGCAAGGTCATCGGCGGTGGGGGAGGCATGAAGGCCGGCAAGTCGGTCAGCTACGAGTTCGTGGGCGAAGACGGCAAGACGCTGCCGCAGACCGCCGGCGCTTCGGCGAAGTGGGCGCTATCCCCGGCGCCCGGCAAGTCATTCCCGGAGGCCGGGGAGTCAAAGCTGGGCAAGCTGGCCGCTGTCGCGGAACACCAGGACAAGGCGAAGGCCGGCGCCGACGCAATGGTGCTTGCCGCGAAGCTGATGAGCGGCAAGCACCTATCCGACCAGGCGCACGGTCACCTGGTCGTCCAGTTGTCGGGGCATCACGAGGCCGGCTCGATCGCCGACCAGGCTGACCAGTTCGCTCCGGCCGCCGCGAAGAAGCTGGCAGCGAAGGCCTGGAAGCAGACCGACATCAACAACCACGTCCACCAGGCCGAGTTGGAGAAGGCGCTAGAGAAGGACATCCACGACGGCATTGTCAAGGGCGGACCGACGCCGGTGCTGCACGCCCTCGCGGACTCGTTGAAGACGCTCGGCCAGGACGAGCAGGGTGCCGACGAGAAGCTGGCCAAGGCGGTGGCTGCGAAGCTCGGCACGAAGGGCTCCGGGCCGGACGTGCCGAACCTCGGCCCTTCAGAAGTCCATGTCGCTACAGACCCGTTCGAGCAGTTCAACACACCGGCCCACGCCGAGGCGGCGGCCATGGTGGCCGACACCCTGAGCCCGGATGAGCACCACGCGGCGATCATCAACGTGGCTCACAACATCGATAAGGCCGAGTTTGAGAAGGCGCTGACGACCGAGCAGCAGCACAAGTTCCTGACCAAGCTCGACGATGCGGCCCAGGTGGCCCACGAGAAGCACGATCCCGCCATGACCCACAAGGCGGACGAGGCGTACAAGAAGTTGACCGGCGGCTCGGCGCCCGCTGCTGTGCCGATCGCGCCGAACCCGTCGGTCAGCTCGCCCATGGACGACATCTCGCACGTTACGAAGCCTCAGACGCACGCCCCACACGTCCAGGAAGCCGTCGACTACGCCAACGGCTTCAAGGCCGGCACCGATACCAAGAAGCTGGCCGCGTACCAGAAGCTGAGCCAGGCCGACATCGACCAGCTGGACCCGAACACCAAGCAGCTGATGAAGGCGAACGCCAGCAAGATGGCGACGAAGTTCCTGGACAAGAAGAAGAAGGCCGCCGCCGTCGATGTGCTGGCGAAGCTCAACGCGTCCACCGGCGGGGCCGGCGCGGGCGGGGCCGGCGCGGCGAACATCGGTCAGGCCGAGAAGATTAAGGTCGGCCTGGAAACCATGGAGAAGTTCCACGGCGCCCTCGGTCAATCCCACACCCCGGAGAACACGGCCGCGTACACGAAGCTGTTCGAGGACCAGCACTCCAAGAACAACATGCACGCCTTCGCGCCGACCCTCGCCGACTACTACGCGAAGGAGATCTCCAAGGCGAACGGCGACAGTCTCCCAGAGGTGCACGCCGAGTTGGCCAAGGAGATCGAGCACGGCCTGAACGGCGAAAAGCACCCGACGCCGCTGCTCGACGCCGCCGCCACGGGCGACACCTTCAATTTCGTTAAGGCGGTCCACGACCACCCGATTACCGGGCCGGCGTTGAAGAAGGCCGTTGGCCTCGATTCGGGCGGTGGTGCCGGCACGGGGGGTACGTCGACGCACGTCCCGCCCGTATCGACCGTCCCCGCACAGTCGGCAACGACGACCCTCAAGTCCGGGGTGATCCTGCTCAAGCACGGGCAGGCGTTGAAGATCGTCGGTCAGATGAAGTCGTTCCCGGAGGGCCAGTACCTGGAGTCCCCGCCCGACAAGATCTGGGACAACCTGATCGCGATCGCCGCGCACGAGCAGGTGACGCCCATGCAGGCGCTCGCCTCGATCGACGCGCAGAACGCGGTGAAGCTCGGGCTGACGAACAAGAAGCTCCTGGAGGAGAAGGTCCGGAGCTGGTTGAGCACGGCGGACGGGAAGACGTACGCGGAGGCGCACAAGGTCCCCGCGCAGAGCAAACTGGACCACCTGAAGGGGCTGGAGAAGGGCGCCAGTACCAGCTTCACCAACACCACCGGTATCAAACTGGAGCCCGGCGAGAAGGTGCAGCGCATCGGCGGCCCCGGCGTGTTCGACACGAGCAAGACCGAGGCCTCGTTCGCGAAGGTGTCCACGCCGGAGGCGGCGACCGACCAGGACAAGTTGAAGAAGGAACTGGGC